CTTTCTGATATGCACGTATTCCAAAAATAATATCTAGATCGATTGTCTCTTTCAGCCAATAATTCAGATTAAAGCTCATATTTTGTTCCCCTTTCAAAAATATAAAGAGGCCGCTGATTATTCAACGACCTCCATTTCCAGGATATAAACGCATAAATACTGTATGTTCTCGAGAGGCATCCACCATTCATCTCGGTCTTCATCATAGACTAACTCCGGGAATTTAGCCGAAATAAACTTTTCAGCTTTTTCTCTCGAAGTAAATGCTCCATGAAAATATTCTGTGTTTCCATAGGCAACAAGCTCTCTAACAACATAAATTTTACTCATGCCTTTCGCCTCCTTCATTAAAGGAACTGTTAATTTTGTGAGCCTAATTCTTCTTCCGCTGCTTCCTGCTGAGCCAGCATATTATTATCACTGACGTCGCAGTTTTCCAAAATACTCCACAGTTCCGGTGCGAGCTCTGATTTTTTATTATTCTGCACAAGCTCGTTGATCTGACCTCTGAGCATCAGATACTTTGTCTTCCAATAACTCTTGGCATTGTCGGTTCGGATATGCGGCATCGTGAGGTCAAATATCATACGATACTCTTCTTCCGAAAGACCGAAGCGCCGTTTAATTGTACCGACTGTCTTTGATGGATTCTTCAGAATATAATCCATGATCACGTTTATGGCTGTAATTTCATCAGGGTCGAGAACTGTAAGATTCATGTTTCCTCCTTTAGCTCTTCTCCTACTCGCACAATTCCGTAATACGGATTTCCGAACACATCAGCTTTGATTGCTCTTTTTGTCCCGTCTGGAAGGACTACATAAAGCAAGCCGTAATCATCCATAACAATTTTTACTTCTATCATGTTACGCCTCCTTTTTCGTCGCGACAGTAAGAGTTATCTCGAGATTCTCCTCGTTTTCAAACAGTGACGCCAGCAGATAGATCTTGTTCATAATCTGTTCCCGATCAAGTCCCTTCTCTGAAAGATAACGCGTCGAGAAATAGACCTCACTGCTGGGTTTCGAGGCGGCTTTCGGAATATCAGGTTTCTCCGACATTTCTACAACCGAATCATCGAATATCTCTCTTGTCACCGGAACATAAACTGCCGAAATATTGCTCTCAGGAAGATCGTACTTCTTCGGTTCTTCCGCTGCAGCTTCGGCAGGCTTCTCGGGCTCTTCACCGATAATGGCCGCGAGAATATCACGAACGACGGTTTTAGGTTCTTCCTCAGGCTGCTCTAGTACAGTTTCTTCCAAAGTAGATTCTCCTCTCCAATTTTTAAGAGCATCACAAAAATCTTTGTTCGCCTTTGCAGCATTGAACCCGCTCTTTCCACGCTTGATCTTCTTAAGAACTCCTGCCGCATCCAGTTTGCGTCTAAGATTGGTGGCGGGAAGCTCAAAGAGTTCTCTTTCGATAGCGGCAAAAGATACTCCATACTTATCAATGAGCGAATTCAGATAGAGAACCTTTTCATCGGCCGTAAAATTGGAGAATTCTTCGAAACTAATAAACTCAGCATCCTCGATAATATTATGCTTTCTCTGAGCTTCGGAGAGATCAATGATCTTCGCGGCTTCGGTTTTCTGACGCCAGAAATCGATCTGATCACGAAAATCTTTAATGGCATCATCGCTCACATCTGATGCTTTGATCTTCGCGATTTTCTTGTCGACACCCTTGATCTTAAGACGCGCCATCAGATCATTTTCGCCAAGCCCGAAGAGCCACTTACTCACCTGCTCGTGCCGAACGTGATACTTCTCGCAAAGCTTATTCACATACTCTGCTTCCAGATCAGGATCCATCTTCTTGAACGTCTCATAATCCATGAAACCGCCAAGATCGAATTCCTTGCACTCGCCATGCCTGCTGTTGATCTCCTGCCAGCTCATCGGCTTGTTTCCAAGTTTCGAAACGGCTGATCCACCCTTTTTGTGATGTACACCATATCCGGCTACCTTTCTCTCGTGATTGGTCTGTTTGAGCACCTGAGCAGCTTCATTCATTAATTCCGTTCTCCTTTTATTAAATTTTTAAAAATATCAGTTATTTATCCTTCTTATCTTTGGTATCGGTCTCTGTCTCATCATCTCGGCTCATGAGATAATATAATCTCTCAAGAGTCAGGCCGAGAGAACCTGCGATTGCCTGATCACTCATTCCTCTCAGGTGCTGCTGATTTACAAACGCGTTCAAGTCCGTTGTTTTCATTTTTGTTTCCTCCTAAATATAGTTTGTATATTGCTGTGCACTGTACGTTAGAACTCCTTTACATCAAAGTGCGAAATATAATCGGAAATCAATGACCGTACAGTCTGCGAGATGGACAGCCCAGTAACTTCGCTGATTGATTTCAGCTTGGTATAATCATCTTCGCTGAGCCGCAGTCGAAATGCCGACTCAAATTTTCCAGTACCTTTAGGTCTTCCGCGTTTCTTTTTCATAAATACCAACCTTCTTTTTAAATTTATTTTGAATTAATTGCACAGATGAAAGATTTCTGTTAGAATAGAAAATGTGAGGTGATGAGAATGCTCTACAATGTTTTTGCTTTTCCGGATGATGCGCAGGACACGAATATGGACTTTGATGGCGATAGCTACATAGCAACCTGGACTGGTTCCGACGGTAAGCGTCATTGTGAAATCCTGGATCCGGAAGAAGTCGAGACCGTTGAATGACAAAACGCGCAATTGCCCGACGATGCTCTACAGTACTATTCCGATGACGGCTATTATTATCACGACTGAAAAACAAAAGAGAGACTGCTCGTAATTGAGTCAGTCCCTCTTTTTATCGTTGAAGAAGATTACAATGCGCTCCAATTCATGGGCATCTGTCCTGTAATCTCCAGCGGGTTCAGGCCGAAATGGTCAGCGATCTTGCGGACAAGGTTCGCAGACGGGAGCCTCTTACCCAGTTCATATGCGCTCATGGTCGGCTGGTCAATGCCAACCTTCTTCCCAAAAGTCTCCTGGGAGTATCCCATCTGTACTCTCATTCCGTACAGATTCCGACCGGTTTTCCGATCGATAACCAGAACCTCATTACTGTACTTTGACATAATAAATACCTCCTATAATGAATTAATAAAGTTCTTTTAAAGTTCTTTCTTCTTCACTATAAGAGGTGCAATTTTTGTGATTCTATTATTTAATCAAGCAATTACAGTCCAGCAAAATGTACGTACAAAAACAGCAGTATAAATCCGATCGCGCATCCGATTAGGATTCTGGAACGGACTTTATCCATACGGGCGTTCTCTTTTTGCCGATGTTCCAGACGCATTTTTTCAAGCTCGACGGATGCCTGCGCTTTGGCGATTTCGGCCTCATTGACATAGCGGTTCGTAATCTCTTTTCGTTCAATGCCGTCATCCAAAAGAATTTTGGTCCCGCAATAGGAACAGAAAATCTGTTTGCGTCCATCGCTGACGTCAAGCGCAGCACCGCATTCCGGGCATTTGACTTCGTAAGCTTTCATTTTGATTCGTTCTGCCTCCTTTCTTTAAGCTCAATTTTAACATAGCTTTTTCATATCTGCAATACAATTGACAAAATAAAAGAGAAACTGCTCGTAATTTGAACAGTTTCTCAATGGGGTTTCATGTCGTAGATTCTTCGCGTCCCCGTGCCGCCCGGATAATGGCAATCACGATCAGTGAAACCGTAGTGCTGATCAGGTGGGTCAGAACAGCCCGAACAACGGACCGCCCGATCACCTGGGGCATCGGCTTCAGATAATGATCATACGTGCTTTTTCCAATAATAGCAAGAGTATTTTTCATGATAGAATCCTCCTTAATAATATTATTCCCATTATATGAAATGCAGTTTTTGTGATTCATTTAATATGGGAATAACAGAAGCAGACTGTAATAGCCTGCTTCCATTTTTCTTTACTTGAGAAGCCCCATGTCTGCGAGTACTTCGCCGCGGGGTTCGCCGTTCTTCACTCGGTGTTCAATCTCCAGAAGTTCTCTGCTGGTGAGCTCTCTGCGGAGCTTCCACCAGTGCCCCTCTACGGGATCCCACATCTCGGTCTTCCGGTGCTTATCATCGGCTCGTCTTGCGCGTCTCTTGCTGGCCATCTTTACAACTTCGACGACCGCAGGGACCGCAACAGATCCAACCGCGATAACAGTCTCCTTATTTTCCTTAATGATCTCCCATTTTTCAGAACACCAGGCTTTCGCATCCGCCCAGGTCTCCTTCAGAGTTTTCTTTCTGGGATTTCCATTCTCGTCCACATAAACAACGTTACCCATTTTTAAAGTCTCCTTTCAGATATAAATATTTGGTTTCCCATTAAATGCATTGCAGTTTTTGTGAAAAAAAATAATAGTTGCAAAAAGAAAACAAGTTGGAATAGCTTGCACCAACATTTCTCAGATTCTCAACGAACCCGCGCTGCACCGCCGTTTTATTGTTTAGCCCAGTTTCCTGTCATGGGCAGCAGGCACTATTAGTATACAGTTCACCATATTGAGCAAAAACTCAACTTAGGTTTATGTACCTTCTGTTCTCTCTATTATATAAATTGTAAAATTAGTGAAAAAAATATCAATTGTTATTTTTGTCGCCCCCGACCGCCGCCAATTCCTATCTTTTCAGTTTAGTTACCTAAAAATGCGGTGGGCTTCACGGTGATAGTTACCGCGGAAAGAACGCCATCGTGCATGTACATTTGCGCGCTTTCGTCCCCTTTCCCACTATACGCATTGCAGATTCTGTGAAAAAAAGAGGATCTGTTAAGATCCCCTATGCTTGGAATAGGTTTCTACAGAGAGAGACCTTCGAGATCCAGTCTCAAATCAGCAAGATGAACCATCGCCGTGGTACAGACTGTATGAAGCCAATAGTCTTCATCATTCTTATTTGTCGGCGCCGGTTTATCATCAGGCCAAACCTGTCTCAAATAGCTCTCAATGCCATCTAATTCCGTCATAGCTTTCTCCATCAGTTCTTCTCTTTTTTCTTTCGACATTTCATATTCCTCCGATCATGATATTGAGGTTTTCCCTCTATTATACAACCTGTGAATCTTGTGAAAAAGAAAGCTACTGTAGAAGCCGCCTTCTTCGAGGAGTAGAGGGATCAATTATCGTTATTCTTTTCTTTCCTATACTCGCGGAGTCCAAACTGTATGGTATCAATAAGTATTGCCAGGCCAACTCCGCAGCACCCAACGCTGAGCATCGTGCGCCACTCGGATCCGTACCACCATTGGACATACTCGGAATAGGAAAATCCGAAATGACTCCAAATTTTGTCATACCATTCGGATAATCCAAATCCGTAATAAATTCCAAGAAATACGGCTTCGATCGCAATGATCGCAGCAGTAATCTGCAGTTTTTCCTTTACGTTCTTCATGATGTTTTCCATTGTATTATCTCCTTTTTCTAGTAAGTTTTTAGATCTTATTTTGATCCATTCTCCTCACTATAAAAGTTGTAATATTTGTGATTCAAAAAAAAAATACTAGTTGTAAAAAAAAAAGAAAAGTGGTCGATAATGATCTGCGCCTTAATTATTTTAAACAAGCTCAGCGTTTTATTCTTCCTCCGTTTCCGGTCCTCTGTTGCTATGTTACCTACAAGTATCGTGCACAATACACCCGATCCCTCAGCACAGTTTTACCTTACTGTGTGTAGGCCTTCCTTTTCTTTGATCTTAAATAGGCTCCTTTCAACCTATATATTATCTCTCTTTTCTTAGAGGATTCAGGATTCGAACCTGTATCTCTGATAACGTTCGTACACGTTAGATCAGCGTGTTACCAATTACACCACTCTCTCCACTATATGAATTGCAGATTTTGTGAAAAAGAAAGCCCGTGTAAATATCACGAGCTTTTGTAGATATATTCTGGTGGCTTTACTCCATATTTTGCGTATACAAGTTCCAAAAGAGATGTCATATCATCCTGCGTATAGCCTTGTGCTTTTATACCGATTGCTGAAAGCCTGATCAGCATATCAGGTGCTTTCGCCGCCATATCATTCATCCACTCACAAAACTCATCTGCCAGGGCATTCATTTTGGTTTTTGTGATTGCCATATTTAAAACCTCCTTTTTATTTCTATTATAAAGAATGTAAAAATTGCGAAAAAAGAAAGCGACTGTAAAAGCCGCCTTCTTTAATCCGTAAGTGGATTACGCTTTCTTCAGGAAAAACTCCACCGTGGTTCCATTGTTGAGTTCTGCCGAGAAATTGTACTCAGGCCCGAGAAAGAACCGTTTAATCGGCGTCATAAGCGGCCGGTTCTTCTTCCAGCGATCATTAATACGATCGATATACGGCTGAGTGAGGGCCCGAATATAAGTAACGTACTCGCCGTTCATGTCGTCCCCATCATCGGGACCGTCATAATTGGCATTCCATTTCTCATAATTCGGATTCACTGCATCGCAGTACTCGTTGTATACTCGCATGAAATCTCTTTCGGTCGCTGACTTGAACAGCGGATTCGGTTCCTTTCCATTGTACCTGAATTCAACATAATAGGTATCGCTCATTTTTGTTACCTCCTTAAAAATATAGTTTTTCCATTAAATGCAGTGTAAATTTTGTGATTTTAATAAAAAAGAGACCCGTTGCAGGTCTCTAAAGCGTTTGCCAAATCGAATTATGCAGTTTTATTATCTGAATTCTTTCCGGCGCCGATGAACGCGTCATATAATCTGTCCCCAATATTTAGTTTATCGGCAAGTTCCTTCACCAGCTCAGTTGTAAAGATCCCCGCTCCAAACAAACGGATCAACAGATTCTGCATCCAGAACGGCAGTTTGTAAAAACGGTTCGAATTCAGAAGCTTTTCAAATGCTTTCATTTTGATTTTCCTTTCGATTGATGTAAGCTTTACGCTCCATTATACAAACTGCAAAAATGGCGAAAAAGAAAATAGTTGTAAAAGAAGAGAGCCGCTGTCAGCAGCGCTCCTTCCTGAAGAATCCAAGCATGTATACGATTGTCACTATGATGGCAATGCAAATCATGCTGTATCCCATTTCGCCGATAATATCTACAATCACCGGGCGGTACATTTCTGCATAGTGTCCGATAACGCCCTGGATCATGATAATTACCATTTTAATAAATCCATTATTCAACATTTCTTTTTCCTCCATATAGTAAAGTTTAATTTGCTTATTATCTCCACTATAGGAGCTGTATTTTCTGTGATCACAAATAAAAAAGGAAGACTCTGCAGAAATCTTCCTTATGCGACTCATTCTTCGTAATAGTCGTAGTCATCGTCATATTCTGCAGAATCCTCCGGAAAGGCAATAGCCCATCCAATAAAGCCCTCCCGCGGTCGACTTCACGAGAGAGCTTTAACTACATATATTCTGGAGTTGCATCGCAGCCGCCGAATCCAGATTTCATTTTGCATCACCTCGCTTTCCAAGAGAGCGAATCTCATCGAATGCTTTTTCGAGCTCGGCATCGAATTCTTCTGCTGGCACTTCTGTATATTCTTGTTTAATACATTCGACTGGATCTTCCGCATGAGAAGCACGTGTAAATACATCACGAATAATCAGTCTTCCAACATCCGCTCGAATAGTCGGATCGTTGCAGCAGAATAGAATCGGAAGTCGGTACTCGTTGAATGCGGTGTACGATTTATTATATTGGACAAGCGGAATGTCTACAATTCGAAAATAATTATTGTCTTTGTCTTTAAATGACATCCCAACCAATTTGTCGAGTTTATACTGTAGTTCTTTGATACGGTTTCCGCGTAACTTCTCATATTCAATTTTAAGATCTGTAATTTGATTGCTAATTTCTTCCATTTTGATTTCCGTGTCGCTCATTATTTATTCTCCTTTTACTTTCATACTTTAAATCGTCCGAGTAAATGCACACAAAATATCCCGTGTGCATTTTCGTGTTAGGCAGTTTCATTAGTAGTCTCCTTAGTTACTCGAATCTCTGGTTTAAAATCAGGACAGTAAGCAGCAAGAACTTTCAGAATAAAAGATCTATAGCCGCTTAATGTTTTCTTGCTCAGACCTTTCTCTATCTCATTATCGAAAGCCTGTTGAATATGCTCTTCAGTAAGTTTATCGAGCCAAATAAGCCAAAGATCGTTGAAATGATGTTCGATAATATTCTCGTATCCTTTAATTGTCGAAGGCTTGAGTTCCCCTCGTTTAGAGTCAATATACTTTTCGGCCGCTTCCATAAAGCAAAAGCGCTCCGGTTCTTCCATTAGCTCGATCTCCCACTTTTTCAGGCTTTGCTTCTTCGCACAAAAATCATATACATCGGTGTATGACAGATTATACGCTTCACGATACATATAGGCGTTTCGATAGGTTTTCTTTTTAATCGTGATCGTAACGGTGCAATTGAAAATATCAAAGCTGTAGGTTTTCATTTTTACAGTTCCTTCCTTATTATAATATAGCATTTTAAGTCAGTATCGTCAGTTTCGCCGTACCGTCTATTCCAATTTTCAATGTCGTCTTCGTCAACTACCACATTTAGACCTAAGTTTGCTAACGGGCACCATTTTTCGTGCTCTCCGGAATACAAAAAATCATCATCATCTTTACTGTATTCGCAGCCGCAAAACGGGCAAGGCTTTATTACATTCATACCGTACCTCACTCTGAATATCTCCACCAGGTATAAGCCCGGGCGGATCGGGTCATTGACGAGATAGATTCCACGCTGTTTGTAGATCTTTTGTTCCAGTTTTCAATGTCATATCCAGGGAACATAAGACTCGATGCACCTATTTCATGCTCTCCAGAATACCAAAAATCGTCTTCGTCTTTACTGTACCAACAGCCGCAAAACGGGCAAGGCTTTATTACATTCATACCGTACCTCACTCTGAATATCTCCACCAAGTATAAGCAGGAGCATTCGGATCGTTGGCGAGATAGATTCCATGCTGAGTGTAAATTGTGTAGACATAATCTGTTCCAACCGGCTCTGGCAGACCTTGTATTTCGCGATCATTCTTCAGTCGCTCAGATTTCATTGCAAGATTGAAGTAATAGTCCTGCACAGGATTCGTGTCATATGATGCGATGAACTGCCCTTCTTTAAATACAATCTCGTCAATCGTCATGCCCAGATACATTTTATTCTTAAGCCGATTATCAACGCACTGATACAATGTCATGAAATCAGCGTCAGAGTAATTGTACTTTTCGATAAAGTTACGGCTTCCATATCCAAGTTTTGCCTTCACCTGTGCGTTGGATTTCATCAGATTTTCGAGAGATTGTTCCGCCGCCAAACGATCTGCTTCTTGCTGCGCGACATAAGCCTGATGCTCTGCGTCTTTCTGCTCGGCGACCGCTTCAGCATATGCAACTGCAGTCTTTTCAGTATGGATGTTGATTCCCCAAATGCCAAACGATGCAAATAAGGCAACAATCAAAATTACAATCAGCCAGTTGTACATAATCGGAAACCACGGATACTTCTTTCCAAGCTCTCGCGTCTCTTTGGCCTGACTGTCGAGAACACTCTTCCAAGTCTTCCAATCGGTTACATACTCATAGAATTTCTTCCATTTTGATTCTTTCGCGATGCTGATTTCGTTATGTTTCGGCCGATAAATTCTAATCACTTCGTCCATGATTACAGTTCTCCTTTTTCAAGCTTTTTAAATAGTTCGTCGATTCTCTGGTGCTCTCTTTGTCTGGCCCTCTTCTGAGCCTGTTTATAGTATTTCTTCTGCTTCGGCGTTGATTTCGGCAGCTTCTTCCAATCATTTTCGATAATTTTCTTTGCTTTGTCATGATCCGAGATATACTGCATGATTCGTCCAATGTTCGTTGTTTCCTTAACGTCCGACTGCCTGTGAAACTCCCTGCGCATCAGAATTTTATCGGGAAGCTCTGTGTCAAAATGTCCTCGATTCAGATGCCAGAGCTTATAGGTTTCAACCGGTCCTCGAACAATCACCTTCCAAAAGCCATATGACGTTCGAAAACAAATCCCGCGATCAACCCGGTCATACGAGATCCGCAGCCCCTCCTTGCTTCTGCTGCAATACGCCGGATCATCACGCAGCTTCAGATACAACCCATGAATCCCGCCGCAGTATGAACACGCATGGTATCCTCGCTCTTTTGCATTTTCCTCAGAAATATAGCGACGATATTTTTTGGCCATGCGTTTTGCATAAGGGCAGTCTTCTTCATGATAGATCATGTCTTTCGACTTTTTACTGATAACCACATTGAATTCACCTCTTCCATTTTGATTTCGAAAAATACCAACCGGGGAAATTTTTGGAAAAAGAAAGAGAGCCGCTGTGCATGTGCTATTAACAGCGACCCTCCGTCTCCTTTCAACTTACTTTATGTCTATGTACCCGCCTCCTCCTGATAAAATATAGTTGTTTGCGCCAATCACTCCTTTCGCCAGTGAATCAATAAATTCACCATGATTCTCAATCAATTGCCTCAAACCAACAATTATTTTCTTCATTTCAAAAGCCTTCTTTCCACAAAATTTGTTGCTCTTCTATTAAGACAATTGCAAATTTTGCGAATACAAAAAAAAATAACGGGCGTCGAACCCGCATCTCCGTTTCCGGTGTGCTACCCAATTGCACCATATCTCTCTATTATAATAATTGTAAATTTTGCGATTATCTCGATCAGGCGAAAAAATAAGGGCTGTAAATCATACGATCTGCAGCCCTTGTAAATTAAATATTACGCTTCATGTTTTCCTTCGTAAACTTCTACTTTGACCTTTGCGGTCTTCGCATTCAGAAGATCCTCGGCATTAACTTCATCAAAGTTAAAGTTTGCAGTCTCATTTTCAGTATCAATCGCAAGTGTGCCAAGAACATCCCTGCTCTGCGCATAGTACTTATCCGAACTGAGCTTCAGAAGAGCACCCAGGAATGCATCAACCGCGGCAATCGTCCCGACGACTGCTTCTGCATAAGGAAGCTTCCACAGCGGAGCAAGAGCCGCATACAGAGCGCCAAGAGCCGGCAGAACAATCTGCGCAATGTACTTCAGAATATCATAGGTTTTATTTTTCATTTCCTTCTTCTCCTTCTTTTAAGAAACTGTTTTCGTGTCTACACTTTTCATAGAGCCGCCTAATTTCTTTGATTGCGGTTTCAATAACGCCATTTTTCGTGTCCGTTTTCTCGATATAGGCTTCATAATCGTCGCATTGCTTGATAACAAAATCGAACTGCTCCATGGTGTGCTTACGTCCATTCATACATGCGTTTGCGAATTCGAGAATATCACGTCTTGTGTCCTGCAATGATTTTATTTCAGACTCTTCGATATGATCGGTAAGATCACTCTGGACCTTACCGACCTCTGTCTTAAGATTATCAACTTTTTCATCAAGGGCTTTGATTTCTTCCCGAACAACCTTGAGATTATTATCGATTTGTTTGTTGAATCTTGAGCCAATCCATTTAAACAGGGCGGTCCATGGATTCCACTTAATTTCCGGCCGCCACTCGATAAACAATGACGACAGGAATACCAATCCGGTCCAGAAAGCTTTCTGACTGATGCCGATTGATTCCAGAATTTCCCAAAAGTCCATAGGAAATTACCTCCGGGAGCTTAAAAATATAAAATTACGGCAGAATACACTTATACTTAAATGCGGCAATGTAAACTTCCGTTGCATCACTTGTAGCGCAGCACACGCATAAAATATCAGTCGCCAACCTTGGATAAACGCCGACCCCATCACAGGTAAAGCAGGTATTGAAACGCTTTGCCCGCAGAACTCGATTACAAACATATTGTTCCGTCTTATCTTGCAACACAAGAAAACCGATCATATCCGGTGTAACACTTCCGATTTTCCATTGGCCATTTCCAGCTTGGCTGTAGGCATGATCCTCAATGATTCTTCCGCAGCCCCAAGGTCTGATCGATGCACTGTTTTCTTTATCCACGATTTCCTGCGTCTTTTCCGGGCCAGAGCCTTTATACAGCGGAATTACAATGTCAAGATCCGGAATCTGCCAAACGCCATATGCGCCATCCGGAATCTTGCATTTCTTTGGAATAACAAATTCGGATGCTCTCATGGCGTATCACCGGCTTCAATCATTGCCCGCAGCTGATCGAATTTTCCATCAATATACGACTTAATATCAACTGCGTATTCGACAGTTATCCTTCCGGCATCGCACTGAAACTCATTGTAATTCAGGCCGGTCCGCATTACACTTGCAGGGAGCTGGAACGATACAGATTCGGCAATTTCATACACAACCTCAACGCGGGTACTGTCTTCGAGAACCCGGTACAGTTCTTCAGAAATTCTGAGAATGGGAATATTATCAACCAGACTCAAATATACTACCGCGAGATAGTCGCCATATGTAGTGTCAGTATCCGGATTCGCAATTACAGCGATGTTGCAGACCTGAGAACTTCTGGCCAGTGCTGAATCCGTTCCAGAAGAAGGGACCGGCATAGAACTGAATCGAACCTCACGATAGGAATGGCCAGTTCCTGAGACATTTGTACTTCCGAAATCCGCCTTTACTGCTGAAATCTTGGCATAGGAAGATTCTGAAATACCGGTGATCACGTCAACTGATCCACCATACAATGGAGCATTTTCACCGTATTTGCCATATACACCGAGATCGACTGTGTTAACCCATGGATCTGTACCCGCAAAACCGGTAAGAAACAGCTCTTTAAAGCCAGAAATATCACATCGATTCTCATATGGAAGGAAGCTGAGATCGCCCTCCCCAACCGGAATCAGCATTGGCTGAAGCGCCTGATTTCTTAATATCAGTCCATTCGAAATACGACAGATAAGCCTCAGGCCATCGCCGTGGTCTTCGAGCGCATCCCCATTTTCCAGTTCCTGAATCGCGTCAGTACTCGAGGCAGTCGCAACTCTCCAGCTGATCCCAGTCACCGTATTCACGCAGAATATCATGCCCGCAAGTGCTGTCGTATCAAGCGAGTCATTTACAACGTAATAGCAAATACTGTCAGATGTGCCATTTACCGAGATTTCTCCGTTAGCAGGCACACGAATTGTAAGACCGGACGCAATTGTATCTGTGCCGGTGATCTTCAGTTGGTTCTTCTTCACCCCACCGGGCCATGGCGTTTCGTATCCATGCAGATCCGGTTCCGGTAGAATATCAACCCTCAGCGATCGAATCGGTGCGCCATCTGCTCCGTCCTGAACTTCTACGACATCGCCACTTGCGGTGCTGTAAAACAGACTGATTTTTGTAGACAGAGCGTTCTTTGCCTCGCCCATGTAATACTGTGCGTTATTATGAAAAGTTGGATCGTTAATGCCAACAAGAACGCCATTTCTCTTACCGACAGCCCAGGCCTCAGCATCCGCTTTTGAAATATCAGCAGCTTCTCGGTCATCTCGAATAGACTCGGCATAGTACTTCGAGTTATTCTCAAATGTCTCATCGCCTTCTTCAACCGCGACCCCGCCCCTTGTTCCGAGAGCATAAGCTTCGGCATCGGAAACAAACTCGTCGATCTTGTAAGACCGCTGAATGTTCTTCGCAAACTGGGTGATCAGATCATAGTTGGCGAGCAGAATTCCTTCGTCGGGTTCGATGCCCTCGACAACTGGCAGCGAATGAATTCTGGTGTTGTATTTCTTTAAAATATAACCTTCGGTATCGGTCAAAACAGCCTGCACAATAAACTGGACATTGCCGCTGTATAGACAGGCATGCCGTCCGACTTCCCATGTGAACCGAAGCTCGCCGTCGACAACATTAACTTCCGGAGCAACATAAATATCACTCTCGCCCCTGGCATTCAGGTAAACAACACGAATGGAAAACGTACTGAGATCGGATCCTTCATAATACTGAGGCCCCTTAAAATCCAGGTAGTTGATTCGTTCATCGCTCGTAACGCCGAGGAGTTTCTTGTTGGCCGGAATATCAATCGTTCTGAAATCGTGATCGATAATCAGCCACGACTTCTCGGAATTCGAATCGCCGACAACCGACGCTGCCTGAAACAAGTTATTTAGATCCGGCATTCTCAAATCCCTCCGATCTGAACAACCTTATTGGCCGTCGTTGTCAATATGGACACTCCGTTTTTACCGATAACGGAAACAGAGAAATTCTTGTACTTCAGAACAGACTCAGGGATCATCGCCTGACCGGATCTGATCGGTACAAATTCAGTACCGTCTTTCGTTTCAAATTTGGCAAGGCAGTTGTATCCTGTCCATGCCGAATCCATGTCAAATGCGGCAACATAATAGTTCGAAGTTCCCGCCACCATCTTCGAAAAAGGAGAGCTCGGGTCCTTCTTAATCATTTGCCCTTTTACAATAAATCGCAATTCCTGCATGCAGCTGCCTCCCAAATTGAAAAAATTAAATCGGTCCATTACAGCGAAACCATGAAATGATCACCGTTACGGCAATAGCCCATAAGAAAAGCCACTTCATACTCGAAGCAACTCCTTCCAGGTACTCGGATCGATTTCACCATCAGGATCCAGACACTTTGCCTTCTGGAAATGCCGAATCTTCTCGTCCATTTCTTTTCCGAAAATCCCAGTCACGACGATTGTATAGCCCCAGCACTGCAAAGCCGCCTGAGCGAGTTTAACATCGGGACCATCGTCTTCCATTTTGATTGTTCGAACCTGAATATTCTTTCGTGGAATTGATGTATCCGGTTCAGCAGGTTCCGGTGTCACGGTTGATGCTTCTTCTTTCGGGAGCTCCGTTGATTCAGATTTCCCAAGAATCTCATTCAGAACTTTTCTTGTGTCGTCCCCGACTTCTCCATCAATAGGATCAAGTTTATGCTCGCGCTGAAATTTCATAACGGCTTTTTTCGTATTATCACCGTAATCTCCGTCAGCTTTGTCAGGTCCGACATCATAGCCCATTCGAATGAGATCTTCCTGAAGTTTCTTTACGTCGTCACCTCTGCAGCCGAGTTTCAGAATTCGCTCAGAACTCTCAGATGGATCAAAGGAAATATCACTCGGACTGGTATCCACTGCGAGCTCCCATCTGGGTCTTCCGTATCCAGCAATTGTAGAACTTCCGACCGCGTAAGACCGTCTTCCGACTGAATCGGACGTATTTCCCTCGATCGTGGTTACAACTCCGCCGGATACGGATTCGACAAGTCCGGTATGACTATATTCGCCCGAAGCATAACTGAAGAAAATCTGATCACCTGGCTCCGGAGTTCCAGTAATCCAGCAACCATATTGCTTGTAGTACTGGACGGAAAACTTGCATCCGGCGCCAGCGCTGTTCAGCGGCTGACAGAGCATCTGTCGCCCAAGTTCTGCACCAAAGCATTTCACGAACAACCAATCGTAAAACACGTCGCACCACATGTAGCCGTTCTTGGCTGTGTTATAAAAGTTTCTGAGACTATCCAGATCTCTGGCATATTTCGTCCAGTTTCCGCTTCCTGCATTTGCGTCTTTATCATCGAGCTGAGAATTGGATGCTTTTTCATGATAACCGACTTCAGACCTCGCCAGATTCAGGACGAGATCAATTGCTTCCTGTTTTGTCATACTGCTCGTCCCTTCGATATCAAGATTTTTAAATCGGTCATAAAAGTCTTTCGCCGATTTATAACGGATCGATTTCTGCCTGTCCTTACCATCTGGGTTCTCCCATTTGTCCAGAAGCTGCCAGCTGCACTCGGCCAGATCATGGCTGCTTGTAACCAGGCGCCACTGAACCGGAAAATCGTGCTGCATTTCCCAGATAAGGAAATCAATCTGCGTCTCGGAATCTCCGATGGACTTCCCTCTCGCTCTGTGGAAATCATACATTTTCCCTTTTCGATCCGGAAAAGTCCACTGCGCATAGCCATAGCCGACGCCGTCATACATAAACTGCTGTTTTGTGATGATTCCGTTGTCAACCTGCCTCGTATAAATGGCATCGACAATCTTTTTGGAATCTTCCGCATTATTTGAAATAAAGACGCCTTCATGCTGAATCTGACCAAGAACAGCACAGGCTCCTTCAACTGTCATTCCGGCTTTCCGAAATCGCCGGTACATATATTCCTGGATGGTCATAAGCATCACCTCCAGAGTTCTATTTTGAATTACAAAAACTGCGGTTGTAAAACAGGAAACTGAGCCGCAGACAGTTTAATATGTTCCTTCAGACTAAGAACAAACAAAAGTAATTAAGCAGGATCCCATCCGTACACGCCGGGTTCCCAAACATTATTGTCGATGCTGCAAACCCAGGTACTGCCGTTATGGGTTACCTTGTCGCCCTTCATGTACGGATTCGTGCTGTCGGGCTGCTTCCATTCAGGAATCACATCGGGATCGGGGATCAGCACTTCGGCGAACAGACTCGGTGCTACGCCGGGTTCCCAGCCTTCCTGAGAAGTATGATCCTGAAGCACTTTCCAAACAATACCGCCATACTGAATCTTCTTGCCGGTCTTGTAGGCGATACCGGCTTTCCATTCGGGCAGAAGCTGAGGGGTCTCCAGAACAACGGAGTCGTCTTCCTTGCTCATGGCCTCTTCAATAATTGCCCGAAGTTCCATGGCTCTTGCAAGCTTCATTCGGTTTCTCCTCCTAAAATGACGTTGAGAGCCTCCTCAGATGACATGAGAAGGTCCCCATCGCTCTCATCGTAATTCTGCCGGGTATTTTCTCCGGAAATAATCGAGAGTGCTTCATCGGGCGCAATCTCGATTTCCTCCTCGGTCTCTTCGTAAGTCCGATGAGTCCAATCCGGATCGATGGCCTCATAATACACTTCGCCCTCTGGATTCTTAATGTAGAGCCCTTTGTCCGAATAGGCCCGAACCAGTCCCGGACGATAAGTTTCATAAACTACTGCCATTTTGAATTTCTCCTCTTAATCGGTACAGAAGCCGAAAGTAAATCCTCGTGACAGATGCGAAGCGTTTCCACCTTCATTTCCGCCACTATACACACATCCAAACTGTCTAGTATTTGAATTCCGAGAGGATCTTAGCCACCAGCTCTGTCCACTTCCAGATCTATTCAGTTTAACTCTTGATGCGTCATCACTGAACACCCCAGAATATATAACTCCGCTGGATTCTATATAGCTGGTATTTGTTAAACCAACTTCTCTATAAGATGGAACCCATAGCATGTCATCGCAGGTTAATGTTGTATCTTCTGGATCTTTTGTACGATAGGTTTTCTTAACAGATACAATATGGTTTCTAATTTCAGCAGGTATTAGCGGTAATATTTCATCATGCAAATATGTTCTCATATTGCATTCTCCCCAACCGCCTGATATATTACTATTATTCATAACATGGTCGCCATAGAGACCTTTACCAATCCATGACATTTTAGCTTTGCCAGAGCCATCAGATTTTTCATCGGCATTAATACCAACAAGCTGAACTTCAAATGTTGTTCCGTCGGTCAGCGCAATATTTTTCGTGTCTCCAACAGTATAATTTTTATAAGTATCTCCACTGAGAACTGTTTCCCAAGAATCGTTTTCAAGAGCATAGCCATCTTGATACTCAGTCAAAGTACGGGCAAGGAATTTCACAGTATAGGATCTGTTGTCCTTAAATACAGCAACGAATGTCGTATTCTGTATAATTGGTCCTAATGGAGGATTCCAGCCATAGAAAGTATAATCAGGAGGCGATCCTTTGGTCGTGGTCGGGGTCGGTCCTGTGTAACTTGGCGTTGTGCCATAAGTAACGTTGGTTGCAGTCTGCAGTGTACCACCGCCGTCAGAGGAATCCTTGACGAAGGTCGCTGTGACAGTATTTGGGACTTCCTGGAATTGAGCAGTGTAGACTGCATCCTCATAAATAACTGCGGGGCTCGGGCTCCAGCCAGTGAAGTTATAGCGATACTGAGTAGATGACGGCTTCGTCGGATTGGTTCCGCTGTAGACGGGCTTCGTTCCGGCCTGAACTTCTTCCATTTTGATTACGCTGGAGTCATAGTTTAGCCACTGGACCTGAACCATAATCGGGACTTCTGTAAATGTCGCGGTATACGTGGCATCTCCCGTGACCGACACAACTGAAGGAGTCCACCCGGAGAATTCGTAGCGAACAGTCTGAGTCGCGGGCTTTGTCGGAGTCGGACCTGAATAAGCTGGAATTCCACCTTCTGCCGCTTTGGTATCTATATAAAGATCAGAGCTGTCCCAGTTTTTCCACGTCACCGTGTACTTCGGAATTACTTTGTCTTCGTCGAGGTATAGTAGAAAGTTTCGTCGATTATCAAGCAATGACAATCTCATCGGATCATCACTCCTTTAACTCGCGCCATTTACTCCAGGTTTGTGTCTTTTCATTGAAGAAATACCAGTCTCCGGTATCTGTATCAATCAGATTGCTGCCGTTTGCGATATTCTTAGTAGGCTTTTCATCTGATGTATTGCAGTAACCTTCAAGGTATTCGATGTAGGTCGTCTTATTGCCGTCTTTAATCTCGCCGACAGTCTGACGTTTGGTATAACGAATCATGGAGATAGTACCCCTTTCGTTTCAAATAAAAAGTGGGACCCGTGGAGAATGAGTGAGAAACCACGAGTCCCTTATTCAATTAACCGGCGGTTGTAAAATAATAACTGACCCGCCGAGCAGTTTCGTTATGAAATAGATTAATCGGTACAGAAGCCGAAGACAACCCCGTACGCGCTAATCGCGCTGCCGTAGTCCGTACTGCCATTGTAGTACACGCAACTGAAAATAGACGAACTATAAGCAGACCGAAGCCACCAGCGGTTCGCCGAACCCGAAGTCAGGTATTTAATTCGAGCCGCATTAGAATCAAAGAGTCCTGAGTATACAACTCCATCCGATTCAATATATGCTGTGGCTGTAAACCCAACTTCCTTATAAGACGGAAGCCAGATCAGATCATCAGACCATAAAGTTTCATCATTCGGTGATTTGGATCGATAAGACTTCTTTACGGACACAATGTGCGATTTAATCTCAGTTGGGATCTTGGATAAAATATCACTGATGAGCCAACTTCTCATTTCGGAACCAGCCCATCCGCCTGAAGTAGTACCAGTTGCATTCATACGATGTGTCATAGGAATTCCATGACAGATCCAGGTCATTTTAGCTGTACCGCTGTTATCTGATTTAACGTCAGTATCAAGGGCGGCTAAATCCATTTTGATTTTAGTTCCATCCGTTAATTCCATGGTTTTAGTGTCTTTGACGGTGTAAGCGGTGGCATAATCCGGATTGGTAAGGATTGTGGACCAGACGTCAGAGATACTGTCAAAATTTGCTTTCGGGTACTCACCAAGAGGATAAATATTATTCGCATAAGTCGACCAATTCGTGCCGCTCTTGTAGGAATCAAGCAAACTAGGCTGAACATAAATACCGCCATCACCTAAAGCAATTGGACTTCCGGTCAAAGCCGATGTTGCCGCAAGGCTGCTTCTCGTAAGACTTCGAACAATAAGGTGCTTCATCGCCGAGCATCCATTAAATGCGTTTGCCGCAATACTAACCGCCGCTTCCGAAGTCAAGTCCGCAACTTCCAGTTTCTTGGCATTCTGAAAAGCATTCGCTTCAATCGTAGGCGCGCTTACTACGGCTCTCTCAAGATTCGGGTGATTATAGAACGCGTAGGTTCCAACTTTCGATATGCTCATAAGGTTCGTTTCACCCCTCGTATTCTTTCATAGTCCGCGCCAGGAACTGGATGACAATGTTCCGATTATCCTGGAATTTCGCGGTATAGGTTGTATTTGCGGAAATAGGTCCAAGTACAGGCTCCCAGCCGATGAACTCGAACTCCGTACTGTCGCCCTGGGTCGTGGTCGGTGTGGATCCGCCATAGACAGGAGTCGTATTCTCCTGGAAGCGTCCGCTCCACAGAGTTCCGCCGCCATCATCGGCAGACCGCACAAAGGTCGCGGTATAATACGGAATGTACGTTGCAGTATAGACCGTATTTCCTGTAATCGGACCAACTTCCGGAGTCCATCCAGTTGAAGCTACGCCATCCTGAGTCGGAGTTGCTCCATTGTAAGTCGGGGTTGTGCCATACGGAACATCGGTATCGGTCTCAAGAACCGTACCATTGGCATTCTTCCATGTAACGGTGTACTTATTCACAATGCTGGTATACGCCGCATAGACACTCCGGTTTGCTGTCACGGCATTTCGTGCGCGGCTATCAGCACTTCCATTTTGAATCGTGCTCCAACCTGCAAACGTATAGGTGTACTGCGCGGTTGCGGCCCTTGCAGGCGCTCCGTTCCACGTGCCGTTTGCGCCATCGACAATCGTCTCAGTATGCAGAACCTGACTGCCATCGTAGTTATAATACGTAAGCAATGTCGTCGTATGATCAGCCGTCGGATTAATATACGGATACCTTGTCTTCAGCTCGGCAATCTCGTCGCCACTCAGCTGAGCGACATGCACTTCGCCGCTGATTACAGGTTTCGCAAGAGACGGATCCGAAGTTTTGTCATGATAAACCCACTCGCCGGTGGATGGATTTCTTTCTCTGGTAAAGCCTTCCATCGTATCCAGCAAATCATAGAAATCGTCGATCGCTGCCTTGTCGGTAAGAGCCAGATACAGACCCTGAATATTAACCTGCGAATGCGCCGGAATGCCTTCAAGAATGTCGACAAGCGGTACGACAGTTGTGTTAATATTCGAGAGCATCAGGCTCTGTATATTCGTGTAATCGGGCAGTACAAACTCATTCAGCTTTGCAAGATTTAGAAGCGTCAGAGTCGTGATTGTACTGGGCAGATGCAGTTTCTCAATAACGCAGCCATCCGCCAGCTCAACACCGGTTATAGCGGTGCCATCGAAATACGCCTCAACCAGTCTCGGTGAATTCTCAAGGTTTACAGGGATCGCAAGTCTCGGGCAATTCCTAACATCCAGATACTCCAGCAGCGGACTGTTCTGCACGTTAATAGTTGTGAGGTTTGCGTTGGAATAGCTCGTAGCTTCATCACCAATCTTCAGTCTCCGAAGCAGTGTCGCTTTTGAGAAATCGCATTCGTTCGGATAAAACACGCTCAGATCTGAAATATCGGTAACCAGATTCCCGGAATGAATCCAGGTCTCCATCTCCGTAACACCGGTCGGGACAATGTAAGGAAACGAAGCCTCTTCTCCAGCGTCCACTCGTATCATGGCCGGAGTCGTGCCACCGCCAAAGCTGACCGCGGCATACCCCGGAATTGCCATTTTGAATTTCAGAACACCAGCGTTAAACAAACGAAGGTTAATAATGTTTGCTGATGCGTTGCCTGTATCGTATTTACTGTCCAGATACCTGAAGCGGTTATAGATCCACCATTTGCGCTGCTCTTCCTTACTCCCCTGAAGCATCGTGAGATACCGGTCGGTCTTAATCAGTCTTCCGGTCTCCTCGTCCACTGTTACGGGATCAACCAGCGGCGTAATATACTTAACATAGGCGTCTTCATTGAAAATCGCTTCCGGCCAGTACGCCTGATGATCTTCAAAGCGCTTCTCAATAGCGTCATAAGTCCATGCGCCGGTCCTGAGATTCCGATACATCTGGGTTAGTTCGCCTCGAAAAGCATCACGGAGGTTATTCCATAAGACCGAGTCCTGCGCGTTGTACACAGGAGCATTCGATCCGCCGGAGTCGCTTCCGCTGATTACACTATCGACAGTATCCGTATCCTCCAGATAAGGAGAAAACATCAGAACGCCGGAGTTGTTGGTACCCGCCGCAGTATCCATATCATATGGCTCGAATACTGCTCTGCGGTCCATTTTACGGTCTAAATCCGCCATTTTGATTTCCTCCTTATCAGATTTCGCTGCCGTCAAAGCCGACGAACATATTCTTCGCACGGCTGTCGATCATCAGAAACAGCTCGGTGAACAGATAATAAAAGACCGCGCTGTCAATCTCCACATAATCGCTCAGTTCTGCCCTGAACCTGGAGAGTCGATACGCAGCCGTATCTTTTGTAAATGTAACAATCTTCCGTCCAGTGTTCACGCCTTCGATAATCTCATCCGCAACCGTAAAGCTGTTATCTGTCGCGCTGTACGGACTGATCGTGGCATCCGACGGAAGCGTGTAAGTGACCGATGCAGGAAGGTTTTCATTCGTCGCGGTATCCCGCCAGGTGGATTTCACCCAACTGAGGAACTCCTTAAGCTTTGAATAGTCACGCCATTCATCGCTCGGGAATCTTGCCTCAAAGTCGTCGTACCAGGTCGGATAACTTGTCTGTGTCAGAGCATCATAGGACATGGACACAAAGTCGTCATCTTGAAACTTCACGTTCGCCGAGTTGTTTCGCTCCCACTCCCAGCTTTCCATGTTGCCGGAATATCCATAAGGCGCCGGCGCACGTTTCGGCAGGTTGAAGTTGTACTTGCCGAGAAACGTCGTACTTCGATCACTCGGATTGTACCAGAAGACCACGACCGGATAGCCCTCGATGCCGTATCGAACCTTATCGTTTTCCCGCATCGCCGGGGTTCTGTACGGGCAAGTATCATTGTAGAACATCGTGAGCTCCGTATTGTTCGCGCCTTCACTCGAGGCCACATCAGCCTTCAGAACAAAACGGTTGAATGGGATTGAATCATCCCGAAGCTTATATTTCGGAACAACACCATTCTGCATGGTAAAACCGCCCTTGAACTGCAGATCGTAGTTCTTTCGATAGTAAATCGCTGAACTGGTGCCCTGAACATTGATCTGGCAGCCTTCGAATGTAAACGATCTTGCATTACTCGTTGGATCTACATAGGACCCAGAAATCGTCTTCTTGTCTCCCTTATACTGCGGAAGCTCTTTAGCATTCAGCACAAAATATGGAAGATTGGATGGCAGATTTGCGGCCACGATTTGAGATGCATCGTTATAGACCTGGTTGCGCTGGTATCTCTCAACCATCAGATCGCCAACCTGAGTATCTGCGATCCAGTTATCCAGCACCTGTCTCCGGTTAAGACTGTTGTCATAGACTCGAATGGCATAAATATCAATTCCGCAGTCATTCGATCCGATGCTGATGTTGACCGGATTTCGCTGACTGAATCGTTCGCCCGATGCATACTGGATTGCTCTGGACATAATTCCGTTGATATACATCAGAATCAGGCGGTTCTCGGTCTGTTTCTCGACAACAATCGTCAGCCTGACATGCTCATTGTCCTTATATAGCGTACTGAGGGAGCTCTGGGCGCCTCTGAATTCCACACTCTGGGGCGTAATTTTCAGACCGACGTTATCGGACATGCAGTTCAGAATCGTGGCGTTATAGTCGGCTACCTGCCGTGTCGCGAACTCTATCTCGATCGTCTTTCCGGTCGACTTGAAGTCAGACTCGAAGATTTGATAAGGAATCGTAATCCGTGCATCATCGGAAAGACGCATGACAACAATTCCATCGTCATCCGTCTGCCAGCCGTTCAGGGCCCAGTTGAAGTTCTGAAGCTGAGCAGTAATCGTCTCATGTGTTGCCGGATTCTCATAACGCCAGATATCACGGGTCTCCTCGTTGTTGGATCGCCCCTGTGTATTCAAATATAACACAAGGTCTTCCGTTTCAGCCTGCACGTTAACATTTACTTCATTGACGTGGAAGCTGATCACCTTCGGAGTCGTGCCTTCGCCTGCCGAAATCTTGAATACCACATCTCCGGCTTCAAGAGCACGGTAAGAATAGCTTGCTTCAGAACGGTCAACTTCCGGGGAAGAAACCAGCTCATCATTTACATACAGATAAACTCTTCGTTTATCGTTCTGCGGATCATAAACTCGGTAAGGAATTGTAACGGTCGAATACTGCTGCACCTGCGTAAGTCCGAACGAACTGGTGATGATAACAGTATTATTTCCCTCTTCAATCGAGATAAACTCAAAATATAACTCGTTGCTTCGTACCGGCTCGCCGTTGATTTCGCAGTCAAAGTAAACCCGGAGCGAATGGCCTCCATGAGCCTGCGCCGGGATCTGATACGTAACCTGATTATTCGTAACGGAAGTTTCCTGTGTTCCGATTTCTGTTCCATCCAATATAAAATGAACGGTCTTCGGGAGAGAACCAACCGGCGTATACGGGAAAGGAATCCTTCCGGTGTATGGAACGCTGGTATCGAATGACGAGGATAAAGAGATAGACGTTACCATAATCGAGAAGGCAAACGTCTTTTTGTTGGAATAAATATCAGTCAGGGTCAGGATGCAGGAGTTCAGACCGGCGCTGCAGTATTTCGCAAGATCGACTCGTACAATACCCTGATCTACCTGCAGGACTGCCGGAGCCGCGCCGTTCACCGCAATTGCGAGGCGTCCCGGCCCGGTCGGAATCTCATCCTCAATGGAACTCCAGGTAATCGACGCGATGCATTCGGAGTCTGAGGCAATCGTCTTGGAAATCCAGCCGCTGGAGTTTGTTGCTGTAAATTTGGCGTTGGTAGTGCTTCCACCGCCACCTCCGCCTCCTCCCCCACCGCCAGAGAACGGACCAAGGGGACCGACGACATCTTCACTGTTTGATGTCAAATATAAAAAGCCGTCTTCTGTGACATAAGCGCCGTCAACTTTTCGAATTGTGGCAAGTTCCAGATCCGTGACCCGAACCTTCAGATCCTGAACGTCATCGGACAGTGCAAAGATTCCCTGCGCATTGCGAAGGAACTCTTCCACAATATCCGTATTCGCTTCAATATCCTCGCGGATCGCATCGTTGGTTTCAAGACCCTGAACCACAGGGAGTGAGTGAATAGCCGTGTTGTATTCACGGAGAATATCACCGCTCTCGGAATCAAACAGCTTTGCGCAGACAATAAAACGCACATCGCCGACATAAAGACAGGCGTGCCGCTGAACAGTCCAGGAGAAGGTAATCTCATCCTCGCCGACTTCTTTGTCGATCACGAGGTAGACATCGCCTTCCCCTGCCGCATTCATATAATTTACTCGGAAATCAAAGTCGCTAAGATCAATGGTATTGCAGTACCGCGGGCAGCGAAAGTGAAGTATGTTGACATTTTCATCGCTGGTAACGCCCAACAGTTGCTTCTTTGACGGAATCGTGATCCGTCTGAAATCGTGGTCGATAGTCAGCCACTCAGTTGTATCTTCGCTGTTTTCGCCGACGACGGAGGCCGACTGAAATAGCTCATCCATTCTTTTCTTCCTCCTGCCCAGGGTTTAGTGTTAAAGCATGTCCTTAATCAGGTCATACGCATCGTTAGTAAGAATCTGCTTAGCCTTCAGAATATCTAGCAGAGCGACTATTGCCGATGGATTTGGTACGTCGAGATTCTCAAGCTTCTGCTTGTCCGTATCGGTAAAGTCATTGCTTGAAAGACCCTTTGAAGGATCATCGAGCCTTGCTACGACAGCTTTATCCGCGTTTGTGTAGTCATTGGTGGAAAGCGTTTTGCTGTCATCGTCCAGTCTTGTGACAACTGCTTTGTCGGCGTTGGTATAGTCGTTTGTGGAGAGGCCTTTTCCTTGAACTGCATCAACCAGACCGTAGTATGCACCGTTGTGGTCTCCGGTCATTGTCGTTCCGTTGATCGATGGAAATGCAGACTCTACCGCTGTATCGACCATCGTTTCAATATCACTCCGGACATTCTCAACCGCTGATGAAGCTGCATCAGTCGCAGCCGTTGAAGCGGCAGACGTGGTATTGTCGTAGATTGTCTGAATATCACTCTTCAGTGTTTCGATCTGAGACTTGATGGCTTGCATATCAGCAAGTTTGGACTCAACACTGCTGGCCGCCTCCAGAAGATCATCGGTTTTATCAATAACGTTGACCAGTTCCCGAATCTTAGAATCTGAAACAATCGTATCTTTGTCCAGAGCGGCACGTTCGACGTCAATAATAAAATTCGATGTTCTTATTTCTTTGTCATCATCATATATTACTATTTCAAATACATTTTCACCTGCGACAGCTGTTAATTGTTTATCGCCTGCAACAGTAACTGTTTTCCCACTGATACTGGCTGCCATCGAGTATCCGTTACCATCTTTTTTAGTTCCTGATATAGCCGCTGTAGCATTGCTTCCAATCGTTATTTCTCCAGAACTGGAAAATAAATTAAAAACAATTGTGAAGTCATTGTCATATTGGTTCAAATTAATACGTGTCGGATATCCTCCAGGCGTAACATCCAAGTAATCGGTTATGGTATACATAGAAAATGCCTCCGCGTTATTCCGGTTTAGCCTCAACAATCAATTCAGCATTTGAAGTTCTTAATTCTTTTCCTGTATAAGAATATTTTCCATTTATAGTATTAAATGATGAAATTTCGCGCAATATAACTTCAAACGGTATTTCACCAATCTGAGCTGTTAATTCGGCGGTCGGTTTGAATTTAGCAATATAAACGTATTCTCGTGGGTTATTTACGTTTTGCGTTTGACCTTTATTTTTACGGTAAAAAGGCCTTAATTCTCGTTCAAGCAGTGATCCATGAATGTTTAATTCAGAACCATCAGGAAGCGTTGCTCTTAATTCTGTATCATACAGAACGCTTTTACTAGAATTAACAAACGATGCTTCGCCACGCGATGAATAAATCATAAATTCCATAGAAAAATTTGTATCGTATTGATTAACTTGTATTCTGGGTGGAATTCCGTGTCTCCAAAGGTCAATCTTCCTAATAATTTTTACAACGCCGCTATTTGGTATCGTATAATTAAATGCTCCACTCGCAAGAATATTATTAGACGAATCGAGCAATTTAAAACGACACTTCACTGTTCCAAAAAGCGACATCATCAATGGGGTTGGAAAAACACTAAATGTACATCTGGAATAAGTTGTATCTTTCCTAAGTTCGAGTTGTCCATCAAATAAATGCTCGGTGGCATCTGGTAACATAAAATCAACTTCCGCATGATCTATTGAATCTTTAATATCAGTACTTAAGCCATAATGCGTCGAGAAATTCATTCCAAAACGATAATCTGTATTATTCAGCCTTATGTCTTCATACCCATAGTCATCAGATCGCGGAGCTTTTGCTGTACCGGTTCCGATTGCATAATCACACAATCCTTCTATTAATATAATCGTTCCGAGTGATATAGAAATTGCCACATCATTGTCCTTTCACGATCACGAGCCGCTATAGTTATAGTATGGCGAATCTTTCGGGTAAAAGCCTCTATGGTAGAAATTAGCGTATTGATCTCTAAGTTCGCTGACAAGATCTCCAGATCTGGCTTTTCCGACTTTTATTGAAGTGCATCGTTCATTTATAACGTCATAAGTGTATTCTGTTACTTTTGCCTGTACATCTATACCGAGCTCTGGATATTCGATATTAACGTAATCACATAAGCGAAGATCCAAGTCCGGATCAATATATTCAAGATCAATTTGGATGGTGTCAGTATGCTCAATCTGAGCATATTTCATCCATATATCACAGACTGCATTTACTTCGTCTTTATTAGGAACTCTAACGTTATCGTATGTACTTCCGCTAAAATATTGGCTTAAATCCAATGGAATAATATATTGGCGTTCGGCATTAGCGTCAAAGTAATGAACGTCGCCAACCGTGATGTGTTCATCTTTGTTCCCCAATGGCCAATTTCCTCTCCAATATGGAAATACACCGGTTGGATTTTCACCAATATCTTCCTGCATGCTGAGAGAAATCATGTTTTTGCTATACTTTATTGTTGGAGGATTTGCTTTATAGTTGTTATAGACACGCCACGTATATCCTATTTTAGCAAATGTTAAAGTATAATTATTTATCATGACTTCGGCATTTATTTTTCCAAGAATGCTTTCGCTTCCGTCAAATAGTAAAGCTCTTATGTTTTCCGGATCAAGTCTAGAATACTTAGAATAGCTATGAATTCCATCATCTTTCGTGTTAATCCAATCGCTACCATTGATTACAAACTTAAATGGAATTGCAATTGGTGCGTTATTCTTTATTCTGTCAAGCGCCACACTAACATATATTGTACCAAAAAAATACGATGGGATATCAAGCAAATCATATGTGATGTGCTGACATTTTACTAATACTTTTCCAGAAAGATCTTTTTCCAATCCATATATACGAAAAATTTGATTTTCATCATAGTGATTCGCTTTTGCATACACAATTCTTCGAAGCTTAAGCTTAGAAAATAGCCGACCTGTTTCCGGATATTCAAACTCCATTTCGTATTCTCCGGAGTTATTGAAATGCGCAATGCAATTTGAAGCTTCGACCAAATCGCCAAGACCGTGTGATGAAAAATCAGTAGCATTTGATTCGAATAAAATTGGTATCAATTTCTATTCCTCCGAAGTAATTAGAATTTATATAGTCCACCAATTTGGAACTATGCTCACGGCTAACGTTGTAGAAGAGTAATTAGATGGAGGATCGTCCCAAGTGATAGTGGTTTCTTTATCTAACATTAAGCTTTCAAAATCTCCAGAAAATTCTGCAGAGATATCAGATTCACTATATTCTTTATAGGGAGTTCCATATATGATTTCCTTAATTGTATGATTTTTAACATCTATTTCGACAACGTTACTTATGGCCGGAGTCGTCCCAGGTTCATTCGGTACTCCAAACGTTACGCTTTTTGTTATGCCATTCGATGTAAAGTGCATGCTTCCAGAATAATGACCGCGATTCGTATTAATATAAATAATTGGATATGCTTTAAAATCACTTGGATTTACAAGCGTTTGCCCTCTATATATATTAATTTCATCTTCTCCACTTTTATAATACTTCTCAGGAGCGCAATTAAATACTAAATCGCCCCTTCCATAAATATTAAAAAATGACGCGAATTCATGGGCATTTGATATATATGCCATACGATAAAAATCTGGAAAATAACTATCTTCCAAACGCTGATAACCGTTCGCGTTAAAAAGCCATGAGGAGAGCTTCGGCAAAACTGCCGGAACTCCCCCATAGCGTTTAGAATCTAAAAATACATTGTATTTTTGATCATAGTTTTCAAATACTCCATGATCTATTACAATGTCGCCATTTCTTCCAGGAACTTTAAAAATCTCTACTTTCTTTTCAGGTATAATTATTTCAGGATAATGCTCTACAATGACGCCGACTTCGTCACTGCTTGTTCCATTAAATACAATCATGCTCCTGCCGCCGCCCTTCTTCTTTGCATTACTTGTCCCATTCTAGTCATTACCTTATCCGCAAGAGCCCGCTCATCCATTCCGGCTGAGGGATAGACGTTAACGGTAATACTTCCGCTAAACTCGTCATTCATTCTATCCGCTGCGGAGTTGCTTCCGGTCTGCGAACGCGATGTCGAATTCCGAATATTAAGTCTTCCGGCCGTTGCGGCAGTCATGTCATAATATCCGTCCAGCTGTGAATTCATATCGGCAATGGATGCGTCGACATTCTGCATGTCCATAACTGGAGTAATGGTCGGCTGCAGATTCATGTCCGCATTGATCATGCTCAGCATCTGGGCCATTGCATTTTGAAATGAGTTCAGCAGAGATCCGGTTACAACATCTGCCGTTCCATAGACCTGTTCACTTCCGTCAACGATTCCGTTCATCAGACCCTGCATCAGATAAACGCCGTTCTGAGCCATTGCTTTGGATGGCGACGCGATTCCGGCCGCTTGTCTCATACCGCATTCGACTTTGCGATAAATCTCTGCGCCAATCGCCCTAAGACGCTCGCTGAGGGTCGGATCGCTGTACATGGACTGCTCAAGACCAGCAACCATATATCCAGCCATAAGTGGTGCATTGATATTTGTCTGCTGATTCCAGCCGTCCATAACGGCATTGTTGTCAAACTGCGCCGCATTGAAAAGCGAATCATATGATGTCTGACTCTGCATTTCAGTTGCGGTAGCGGTAACGGTTGTTGTAGCGAGATTCGTTCCGCCGTCATTGAACATGGTTGTGGTCTCTTCACCGCCGATGGTATTCCCGAAGAACCCACGGAGACCATTCATCATGCTTTCGATATTAAGGCCGTCCGTAAGTCCGCTTGTCAGCTTTCCAATAAATCCACCGATTACGTTGCTTCCGCTCTCTCCGGCGGCGTTCATCGCTTCATCTCCGCCGAGATTTCCGGTAAGGAAGCTTGCTACATTTCCGCCAAGACCGCTTAGGCCTCCGCCTTCGCCGAATCCGAAGTTTCCGGGAAGCAAACCGGTGGCATCTGTTCCGAATCCGCCTTCTCCGGTACCTCCGAAGAAGCTGGTAATATCTCCACCGCCAAGAGCACTCATCATACCGGTATAGTATGCTTCTTGTGCCGTCTGGGCGTCCTCGGCGCCTTTCTCAGTAGCTGAAGTTTCAAGGTCATCACTCGCCGGGATGCCGTATGCAGCAAGCCACTTATCCATATCCTCATCGCTAAGATCGGCAGCATCCTCAAGATCAAGTTCGCCAAGCGCAAATTCGTCGTTTTCGGAAAGGGCAGCGGTATATGCGTTATTAATCTTTGACTTATCTTCTTTTGCCGTCTCGGCAGCCTTTTCTTCAAGCCCTGTAGTATCGCTGATAATATCAATATTATCAGCATCCAGCGCATAAGCCTTATGAATGCCAGGGCCTATTCGTAATGGACCGCCATTGATCCATTCTGCAATCTTCGTTCCTAGTTTGCCAAGAAGGCCTAGTCCCTGCATAATAGCTTCCCATAAAAGCTCCAACAGAGCCGTTACCAAATTATAGAATGCACTAACAATACCTTCCTTGTTGCTTCGAATCGATTCTGCAAGACTGTTAATAAATGTTACAAGAATTTGTATGACTTTGTCGACCATTTCCGGTGTGATGGCCTTAAGAAACGTAAGTGCGGCAATGAGAATCGTTCCTAATGTAACTAATAGCTTCTTTAAAAACACCGAATTCTGTAAAACACTGAGAATTCCTTCGGCATATGACGCAATTACCTTAATAAACTCTGCTTTTCGCAACAGCATAACCAGCAAAATAGCCGAAAGCACAAGACCAATAAATCCGACAATCTTCCAACCGTTTTCCTGAAGCTGATCCATAACATAAATAATGCCGTCAATCAGCATCGGAAGCGCTGCTGCCACAATATAAATTCCAGCTGCAATTGCCAGAAATGAAAGGCCAAAGATCCCGCCAGCTGCTGCAGCACCGAAAAGCCCGACGCCAAGTGCGAGCGCCGCAAGTCCAAGTCCGATGAACAGCGGAAGTTCCGGCGCCAGGACATCATGCATTGCCTGAAAGTCTTCTTTCATCTGCACCCACGGCAACTGCGAGAGACCGACCACGCCGGAAATAAATGATGTAATACCAAAAGACATCATTGTAAGCACGAGCGCCAGGGACAGCATAATCGCAATAACAGCGATAACTTTGCCTGCGCTGATCCCTTGTAAAAGACCTGCGATAAATGCCAAACCGGTTCCAAGAATGACAAGTGCCGCGGCAATGGCAACAATTGCAATTCCTGCGCCAATCAGATTTTCTCTGGGAAGAGCCGACAATGCTAAAACCCCAGGAATAAGAAGTCCGATTGCAACCGCAAGAATGACCATGGAGGCCGCTACCTGCATCATAGGCTTGATTGTCCATCCATCACCAGCGAGCGCCGACATAATGGTCAAAAGTGCTACAATACCAAGCATAACGCCGGCTACAATGGCAAGTCCTTTACCAACATCCTGAATTTTGGAAGCAATGCCGATAGTTTTAACAATGGAACGAATTACAATTCCAAGTGCCAGAATTGCAGCGGCTACGCCAAGTATCATTTTGCCATTGGTATTTGGTGACATTAAAGAGAGCGTCGTTACCATCCCGATTATGGCAATGATAGAAAACATTGCAATTATCAGAGCGCCTTCCATTCCCTTAACCTTTGCAGCATCAAATTGAGAAATAGTATCTGCAAGACTTAACAGCGTATTAATTATACTTTTTATAGTTACAGCAAATACTATGAAAAGTATCGCAAGCTTCCCGCCGTGCTTCATTCTTCCGGATGCCGCTGCCATCAAACCAACGAATATAGTAAGTGTTGCCATAATTCCGCCGAGAATGATTAGAGCCGGCTGCACTTGCTCAAGACTCTGAATATCACGAATCTGATTAAACGCATGAATAATTGCGACAACGGCAATTGCAAAACCAATCAGGATCTGAGCAACGTTGGAAAATACGTTGACATTTAACCGAGCATTGGTGAAGTCTGCCGAAAACGCGCTCTTTAAATTCTCAAATGCTTTAATCGTATTTGTAATCGGATTATTTTTCGAAACTGATTTTGTGTTATTGGAAAACAAGGGAGAACCTTCAAGATTCTTCGCAATTTTTGACATCATAAATAACAGGACGCCAATCGATACAACTGCATTAAAAAATGCCTGTTGATCGCCGACCTGCGTAAGCAGATAAATGGAACCCGCAAGAATACCAATAGCTACCGCGATGCCGATAAATCTCTGAACTGCTGCTGCTTTCTGAATAGCTCTGCTTAATGTAACAAACGGCGCCGTAATATTGGTTACAAGAAGTTTGAACGTGCTGAGAGGTCCGTTTGTACTGAGCGACTTTACGGCTTTGTTCAGCCCAAAAAACAGGTCGTTGAATTTATAAATGAGATACCCGATAAGCCCCAGTTTGCCGGCGCTTAAAACAGTATCCCAATTTATCTTCTTATACTCTTCAGATACAAACTTTTTAAAAACATCCCAAAAATTTTTGAGTTTATCTTTTAAAGATGCCGAATCTCCGGACATAACTTCGCCGACAACTTCTCCGAAATCAGCCAGTCGACCGAATGTTCCGTCAAGCCCGCCGATGCTCGCCTGCAGATTGTCAACAGACTTTGTCGTGTCATCACTCGCTTGCTTAAAGCTGTCAAAGAAGTTTTTAATCTTCTCGCCGATCCCGCCTTCACCGCCAAACAGCTGAATGAATGGTGCGGCAAGCGTGCGCAGCATCTTGGCAATCGGAGAATCTCCCTGCAGGAAATCGGTAACGGGCTTGAAGAATTCTTTAAAAGAAAATTTCTTAATCTTATCAATAGTTCCATCAACACCGTCGCCGCTTGTCTTAAACAGCTTTCCGACCTTGTCAATAATGCCCGTCAGAATAATCCCAAGTTTTTCAATGATGCTGCCGAGCGTTCCAAATTTGGAATTAATATTCTTATTGCCGGTAAAAAGTCCGAGGAATTTATCAATGAGCGCTAATGCAACAGAACGAATTGATTTTGTCAGTTTGAACAGATGCTTAAGCGGCGATCCGATAGCCTTAATTACATTAAAAATTGATTCCGCGGCAGAACGTACACGATCGAGAAGCGTACTGCTCGTCTGAAGTCCGTCTTCTGTTTCTTCTGTAAGCTTAAGAGTTAGCCGATAAATTCTCTCGAGAATTCCGCGGAAGCCTTTTCCGCGAACTTCAGCGCTTCCGAATACATTGTCGAATGCTTCTCCAACAGCGTCAAACGCATCGGCAAGTGCTGTAACAACATTCAGAACGCTTCCTTGCCAGAGTTCCCGGCCTGACATTTTGTCGATTTTCTCGGTCAGCTCATCAGTAACGTCGCCGAGAGCGATGAGTTCTCCGGTTGCGCTGTTAATGACCGTATTCCCGGCGCCTACAACGTCAATAAAATGCTGATAGGCATTTGGCGCAGTGGACTGGAACCATTCGAGTGTAACGGCGTCAAAACCTTTCCCATTGCCAAGGTTTCCGACGAGCCACTGAACGGTATCATAGTCCAAGCCCATTGCTTCAATAGCTTCACGTCGCTCATGGCCTCCGCCGTAGTCACCGCGCAAAACTTCCATGGCGACCTGCTTGTACTGCTCAAGGGCTGCGGTGGCATCTACGGCGCCTTCCACCATTGCGTCGGAAGCTTCTGTTGCAACACCGGCAATATTATTCAGAATGCCGTTTAATTGCTCTCCACTGATGGCGCCGGCACGCATGGCAGCTTCCAGCGAGCCATAGTCATCGACCAGCGAAAGAAGAGAAGAATCTTTCGTATCGAGGACATACTTTGCGTATGCCTCCTCGAAATCCTTCATGCTCTTCCCGGCGCCTTCAAGCTTTGTTTTCAGCTTGTCCCAGTTGGCAACGGTCTTGGTAATCGCCCCGCCGCCACCGAAAGCTGCTTCCAGAAACTTGTTTCGCTTATTGCCGGGATTAACAAATATCTGATACAGTGGTTCGATCAGATCACTGAAGAAGCCGGATGCCTGCTTGTAGTTGCCTATAATCAGCTCAAAGCTCTTCATCCAGCCGGAACTCATGGCAGACTTCAGTGCTTCTACGGCATCCGACCAGGTTTTTGTTTCCTGACCGGCCTTGAAAGCGGCTAATCCGTATGCGTCAATGTACTGAAGATAAGGAGAATCATCAGCAATGATCTCAAAGATCTCCGCGCCAGTCTTCTCATGAATTTCCATGATTTGATTGAAGGCCTTGGAATATCTTCCCATGGCCATTTCAATCGCTTCACCGGAAAGCCACTTGTTTGCGAAACTCTGTTCAAAGTTTTCAACGGAAACGGCAATCTGCTGGGCGCCTTTCGAAGTTTCTTTAATGGCATAGTAGACGCCGTCTGCGCCCTGCTGAAGATCGCCTGTAGCGACAGCGGCCTCCAGCAGCTGCTTTTTCAATTCAGCACTGTTCATGCCTGCGGTACGGATCCAGTCCCATTGCGCGGATCCCATATAGCCGCTCGCAATCGCCTTCTGGAAGCCCATAAAGGCATGTGTGGCATCTTTTGCGTTTACACCGGCCTGGCCTGCTGCAACTGCCATACCGAGAATCGTATCGGCGGCGGTTTCCATATCAACGCCGGAAGAAGTAAAGGCCGACATGGTGCTCAGCATGGAGTTGTACTCATAGCTGGTTTCATCCGTGAATTTCAGAATCTTATCTGAAATTGCCTGGACATCTTCCATGCTCTTGCCGGTCGCGATCATCAGTTTCTGGATGGCCGCAACCTGATCTTCATACTTCCGGAATCCCGGCGTAATGGAGTCGGCGCCGGTCAATGCCTGCTTCGCCAGATTCATGGCGCTGTCGGTGAGATTCTCGACCATGCGCCTTCCGGCAACCTGCAGCGCATTGAACTTATTCTCTATTTTATCAATTGATTTCTCAAGTAAAGAGGTATTCAGGCCGCCGACTTCGGTATCGGACTTGTCAAACTTCAGCGATTTCTTGAGCTTTTCGATGGTGCCCATGGTACGTTCGGCACCTTTTTCGAACTGCTCATTGTCCATTCGCATCCGGGCAACATATTCGTCTGTATACTGTGCACTCGGCATTATCGTCTGACCTCCTTAAAGGCATCTCTTGCAATCTGTTCAAAGATTGGCTGTAATGCCGGCTTGATATATTCGCGTCCCTGTACAAAGGCACCATTTCGTGTCGCGTGGCCCGTCTCAAGGATAACTGCGATATTTGCCCGTCCGTGGGGCGTAATATTGACATTGGAATTGCACCAGGTAATCGTGAAAGAACCGGTGTCCTCATATTTTTTGACAATATAATACCAGGATTCCGCAGTCTTCCCGGTGCGCCGTGGCGTTGCACTTTTCAGAGCTTCCACACCCATCTTTCCGTACTTATCCAGACGGTCGAGAAACTCGTGTTCTTTCTGTTTTTTGAGGAAGCCTTCCATATGCCTGAAGTCTCCGCTCGTTGTGACTTTGATCATAAAGGCTTCCTCCTTTTATTATCCTTTGCTGTTGAATTTGGCCCTGCGCGCGGCATTCAGTCGGGTTCTCCTTGCCGCTGATTCAGCTTTCGTCATCTTCTTTTTCGGCTGCTGCTCAATGTTTGCAACTTCAATCAAAGTCATCAGATGCCCGAAGTGCCACTTTTCGCATGGGTCAAATGGAATATTCAGCGCGGTCATCCAGTAGTAGACCAGTTCATTGGTAATAACTCTCTGAGGGCCACGTTTGTCTATTTGTTTGATGGTTGTTGCGGTGCATGGGTCCTGAATGTAGTCGATGATCTTTTTCAGTGACTTATTGTCCAGTCCGTAATATACAGCTGGATCTACATTCTGGGTCAAAGTCATGCACCGGATGTAATCAATCAGCTCTTCCCGCGTCTTTTCTTCCCGGGATAGATAAGGCTTATGCCATTTTGACTCCCATCGCGCGATGCTGAGCAGTGAGTGCTCTAGCGTTAGGGTCTTGTCAGTGGTGGTAATGAAGCGGTTGGCCGCTGAATCGTACAGTTCTTTTCCCGGGATCGTAATAGTCAGCGGCATATGTCACTTAAGTACCTGCCGGCGTAATACCGGTAAAGCCTTCATTCTGGAGCTGCTTTCTTGCCGCTTCCAGATCGCTTGCAGGAACGCTGGGCATGATCTTTTCTGCAAACTCGTCCAGAGATTCCTCTCCGCTCAGCAGGCCATATACAAATGCGGAATAAGCCGGAGTCTGCTTGAACTTCTTGTACAGTGGCTTTCCGTCGTCATCTTCCTTAACAAACATGCTCGGGTTGTCTTTCGGGCGGACACCGTAGGAACGATCGACAAGAAGCTTGATGAAATTGACCGCTTCTCTCTTCGAAATCTCGTTCTCGTTTTTATTGGCGAACAGCTTTTTCAGGTGCTCAACCAAACCACCCTCGGCCTCGTACTCGAGGTCAATGTCCATGCACTCCATCTTTGTAAGATTGAAGTACGCTTCTGTTTCCTGTTCATTTCCGTCATAATCGGTGTAATGAATAACTTTCTTCAGCATTTTCGGATTCTCCTTTCAAATATAAAAAGGGCCGCGGCCCTCTCATTATGCTGCGGCCCCATTAAAAGTAATGCTTACGCGTGATCAGGGATTATCGGGATCGGTACCGCCGGACGCAGCCTGCATAATAGATACGACTTCACTAGGCAGGGGCAGACGCGGATCGGCATTCTCGGTTCCATAAAGAACGTTCTTGATTGCGGTCATCTGCGCTTCTGTAGCCTTGGTGGAGTCAATCTCCATATGGGCAGTAGCCTTATGATTCGTACCGGGAATATCAACCGCGACGGGGATCGTGTCAATCTCCCAGCTGAATTCAACAGCTTCGGGGCTGTCATTAATAGTCTGATGATCTTCTTCAGACGGAGAAGCGGTTGCGCCGTACACAAGGTGAATGATGTAGCCGTAATTCTCGTACTGCTCATCATTGCCGATGGTCGTAACGCAGCTGAAGCCGAAAGGCTTCCGAGGCTGCTGACCGATGGTAACGCCGGGAAGCAGATTGGCCTCGCCGTTGCACTCCGCAAATTCATCCGGGTACATGTAAGCTGCAATCGTAGCCTTGAAGTTTTCAGTGCTGCGGATGGACAGGTACTTGATGTCATCGGCATAGATGTCGTTGGCTTCTGCGCCATCCGGAGATTCGGTAAAGCCGGTAAGGCCGTTCCAGGCAACACCCTTCGGATAGGCGCCGCCAACCTGCTTATACAGAACACCGTTTTTGACGCCGGTATGGTAAATCCGTTCGCCAACCTGGTCCCATTTAAGAATAGCCATAATGGTTTCCTCCTGGATTAATAGTAAATCACGAACACGTCGTGATGCAGATTGTCGGATACGTAATGCCTCTGGTACTGACAGTAAGGAAATTTCTCCATAACCGTTTGAAGCATTTCCGGATCCGGTTCATCCTGATTGATGTATATGATCTGATACGCCGGGCGAAACTGATAAATCGTATTATTCGCACGCGGAGTATAGATGTTTGTGCGTTTGACGACGAAGCACGGGAAGGACATTCCCGTAAAAATGTAAGCTTCGCCTTCGTCTGTTCCGGCATCTGAGTCGGGCTGAAAGTACACCTCATCCGTGCCGAGCAGATCGCTAAGCTCCTGAATCAGAAGATCCGATCGTCGCTCCATTGTAAACGCCCCCCAGTGTCAGAATAAGACGGGGATACTGCAAAGAAACGTCTGTGACTTTCCATGCAGTTCCCATCCATTTCACATATCTCAGTGATCCGGCATGACTGCGTGCATACGGATCTGCCAGAATGGAGATCTGCTGCTGCGCCGAAATGCTGTCGTTAACACTTTCGCCGTTCTGGTATTTGATGGAGCGCTTAAGAACGTCTCCCGAATACAAATGCTCAATCGGCTGATGGGTTTTAACTCCTGGGCGCTTTGCCACAGACTCAACAAATCCGACAGGTCCGTAGAATTTCACGCAATCACTTCCATTTTGAATTTAGATTATGCGACTTCCTCTTCAAGAACGATGAAGCTGTAGATACGGGTGTTCGCGCCGGACACGCGGGTCTCGATCAGGCTCTTGAGCTGGTTGAAGTCAATGTCGAAGTCGGTGAAGTGGGTGATCTCGCCGCCCTTGGTAGCACCAATGTTGTAGTCATTCAGGTTACCAATGATGGCAAGCAGACGATAGGTCTTAGTGGAAGCGCCCGAGCCCTCGGTGCGGGTCAGGTTCTCGAATTCGGGAACATTGTAAACAGCGTTCACGCCGAGCGTGGAGATGACTTCGCCCTTGTCCTTATACAGACGGCGACCGTTCAGATCCTTCGCGAGCTGGATCTTATTGAAGAAGCGCTGAGTGCAGAACATATCCATGTTGCCGGAGCCACGATAGTCGATCATAGCATCAAGGATGGTCTCCTCAACAGCCTGGGCATATACATAATTGGCACCGAAGCCCGGGTCGTTTTCCGCGGCGGTAGCAGAGACAACCTTACGGATCGTAAAGATCTGGTTATCGGTCCAGATCGGGCGAATACGCTCTTCATTGATCTTGTCATCGGACGCGGCATCGCGGCCGTCACCAATCAGAATCGCGCGGGCCAGTTCCTTCTCGAGCTGCATGCGGTCGATCTTGTACTGGTAATCGACATAGTCGAAATCAGTGATATCAACAACATCATCACGGTTCAGAGCGCTCTTGGCATAGATGGTCTGAGGCTCAGTGGTACGCTTGGCAACGGTGTAGTTGTCAGCAAGGGTCTTCTCCTTACCCTTCTGGTAGCCCTTGGCACGGATACCTTCGATCTCGCGCAGGTCGACCTGAGAGGTGCGAATGCGGCTGAACGGGCTGCGATGAACCTTATTCAGGACAGCCTTTACCCATGCCTGATCATTGGTAACGAGCTCGGGGGCACCGGGACGGACGTCATGCCACTCGGGGAACAGAGCGTCAACGCCGGCGGGAGTCTGACCAGAGGGATAAGAGGTGAAGCCGCTGACCGGAGCCAGACCGTCATGGGACAGACTGTTCTCTTCGGCATAGACATCGATGGCGCCCTTCAGGGTGCCGAGTTTCTTGGCATTGGCAATAATCTGCTCTTCATCCGCATGGGACAGATAGGCGGCGTTGTTCATTTCAGGGGTCTCAAAAGCATTGTACTGCATGGTATTTCCTCCTTCAGAATGCTCTACGGCATCCTCTTTCTCTTCTTTTTCATCCGAATCGGCGTTCTTGCCGTTCTTCTGTTCTTGTTTCACATAACCGATAACGGTCGCAACCGCCATCTTCTGTTCGTCATTCAGGCCATCGAGAATCTCTCCGATGGTCTTGCTGGACTCTGTCTTTTTCTCATCCATTTCGGTTTTCTCCTTTTTCTCAGAAGCATTTTGATCATCGGATTTCTCTTCCGGTGTCTTATCTTCCGTCCCTTTCAGCTCATCACGGATATCGTCAAGACTCATTTCATCGTCATCCTTGTCGGAATGCGCCAGCGTAAACTCATCGCCCATCCAGATGTATGCTTCGGTCATGTCCTCTTCGGTATCATCACCATGCGCAAGAACCGGATACTCGATGCATGCTTTTCGATTGGCGCCCGCTAGAACAAGGCTGACTTCCTTGATGGAGCCGTGAAGAACGTCCCCGCCTTTCTGAATGAGCTGATTGGCCCAGATGCTCAGCGAAGTAATATCGCCGTGCTTGATGGCTTCTTTGCTGTACTTGGCCATCGGCGTATCATTCAGATAACCGTAAAAGTAAACGCCCTCCGGACGGGATTCGAGAAATCCGTGTCCGAGGACGGCTTCGGGGCTGTCATGCTGATGCCCCCAGATCAGGGGGACTTTCTTTCCGTCATCTTCTCTGAATGCATCCTGACGGATCGTGCGGCCATCGCTGCAGAGAACATCGTTTCTCGTAGCCCAGCCGCGAAAATCACAATCGTCATACTTGCTCATTGCTGTATGGCCTCCTATATTGTCTGAATAAGATCATCCCTGCTCAAGCTGCTGCAGGGTCTCTGCTTCTTCCGGACTGAGTCCGAGAGCTTTTGCCTCTTCAGGCGTTGTCACGCCTTCTGTTGGAATCCCGGCGGCATCCGTCATTCCTGCTGCCTGTGCATTGGACTGGTTCAGGTTCTTGTTCCTGAGTTCGTCCGCGCCAGGCTGATCGGAAGGTTTCAGACCGCACTTGACACGGAATTCATTGGAGGACATGATCTCATTTCTGGTAAATTTATCTGCCATATCGGCAATCTTGCTGACCGGCATCAGACGGAACGGATCCTTAAAGAACATGATTGACTGCCCGCGAGCTCTCTCCTGCTTGGAGATCCACTTGCGCTTCAGTTCATCGACCAATGCTGTTACAAGCGGTTCAATCACGTCATTCAGATAGTTGTTCTTTGCGACGTCGTCCGCGCTGCCGTTCAAAATTTCCGGACTGATTCCGATCTGGTCCAGCAGCTGTTTGGTCAGCGACTCAATCTGAGGGACCAGATTGTTGTCCAGAGATCGATTCAGCTGAATAACGTGCTCGGTGGAATCAATATAGGCAATTCCGTATTTGGAGCCTGCCAGCTGAAACTCAATATCTTTCCTGCGCTCATCGGCCTGCTCTTTGCGGACCTGAGAACGGGTAGAGTATGGAAGCTGAATAATCAGATCCAGTTTTCCGGACGTCGTCTGGGCATCCAGCTCATCCAGCATGGCCAGTTTCTGTCTCAGACGCATCAGGATAGAGTTCGGAGCGTTCATGATCTCATAAAATGGATTTTGAACGATCGAGCACATGCTTTTCGGCTGTCGGATGGTCTTTCGCTGCCCGCTTCGGTCGTCGTAGACTTCAACTTCAACATGCCTCGGGTACCATTGAAGAATCTTGCCGACCCTGACACTCTGGAATGAATTAACGGTCCAGTTGGTCGTGTCAACGTCGGCGTCAATTGGACAGATAGCGATATAGCCTTCGTCCAGCAGCGACATGTAGACATCCTGCCGGAATGCCCTTGCTGACTGATCGATATTGGCTTCGACGGTCAGAATCTCATTCAGGCTGTCTGCAATATCCTCTTTATAGCGCCCTTCTTCATCGAGCCGGACGTGTTTGAGTTCAATGCTCGAGGCGTCGACGGAAATTCGATTCAGCAGAGGGGCAATAATGCTTCGTTCGCTTCCTCTGCGGAGTCTCCGCCGATCGGGAGGGGAATAGGATCCATATCCAGTTGAAAATTCAGGCCGCGTCGTCGGATCTTTGTTCCGGAAAGCGTTCCAGGCTTTCACAATCCGTTCACCAAAACTTGGCACTGGAATCACTCTCCTTTACATGTAAGTCTTCTGATAATATTCAATAATGGCATTAAGCTCTTCAATGCCATTTTCATAGTATTTTTTCGTACGGGCGAGAGATGCTTCGGAACGTGCTATTTCTTTTTCAAGACTTTTTCGATCATCATTCAGTTTTGCAATTTCTAAGCGCGGAGTCTTGGACGCGGTTCGTGAATCCTCGCTATCCTGATACTCTTGAACCTTTTTATTAGTTTCTTCAAGAGCTTCTTTATCTCTTGCAATCTGAAATTCAAGGTCTTTTGCGTTGGTGCGTATCTCGTCAAGATTGGCCGCGTAAGTCTGCATCGCACTTTTTATGTATTTCTGTGCGTAATCATTTCCCATGGCAGTTTTACCGCCTAACGCAGTAGCGACTTCGTTAAGATCAACCTTGTTCTGCCCGGGAACAACCTCGCGCATTTTACTCCAGCCTTCTTTTGCTGACCCGGTTACGTTTTTCTGATGACTCGTAAGTCCATGAGCACTGGAGCCTTCTTTTACTCCCGTACCTTCGGCATCTTTTTTCGATTCCGCTGCATCTTGAGATTTATCAGCAAGAAGAACAAGGTCGTCTTTTTTCGCCTTATCCAGTTTCTCCTGATTTTTCTTCGGGTTCGAACTAAGAGTAAGCGATACGTGCGGAGTAGTGCGTTTTTCTAGGCTCTTGGATTTTGAGGAGTTACTGAGCTGCTCTTTTGCTTCTTTGGCAACCCTTTTTACTTCGGACGCGGTTCTTCCGGCAGCCGATTTTGTCTCCTTGGCAGTTTGTCGCATACCGGACTGTACTCTCTGAGAAACTTCCTGAGCCTTGCTTTTTACAGCATTAGCAGTTTCGGAAGTGATCTGCATCTTCTTAGCGACTTCCTGCCCAGCAGTCTTAACGCTTTCTCCGGTCTTTTGTGCTGTCTTAGCGACATTCTGCAGATACCGCTTCAGTTCATCTGGAGTGTAAAAATATAAAGCACCGATACCATTGCCGATTTTCTTGATGTATTTATGGTTCTTCCATTCAATGCCGTGACTGAGGTAGTGATTACCATGCACGTCTCTCACAATGGTGTAATCCTGCAATTCGCATTCCCCCTTCCAGAAATGGTGGAATATACATTTTGATTCAGTCGAACTCCTCTTTGTTGGCCTTGTAGGCAACATAGGCATCCATCATGGCAGAGACATTATCGATCTTCTGTTCTCTACGCCGTTTCAGAAGTTTCTTGTTTCCGTTGCTGTCAAACTCGACCACGCAGTTTCCCATACAGAACTTCATGATTTCTTCGTCAAATAAAAGCATCCGTTCCTCTGCGAGAATGCGAAGTTCTCCAAGAGGGACGGATTCCGTCTTTGCGCCCTGTATGACTTTCTCGATTCCGGTCGGTCCAAAGTCGACTTCCCACTGCTCACGGAAGACCTGCGCGTTATACGGGTCATAACCGAAGCAGCGGACGTCATAATTCATCTTGGTAATGAACTGGAACAAATCCTCATAAACCTGCCCGATGTCCAGAATCTTGCTGTCCATAATGATAAGACTTCCCTCACGAAGAAACTCTTCGTACTTATCTCTCATGGCCTTCGACAGCCGGTGAAATGTATAGGAAGTGATGTAGCTTCTCGCCTTAACGCCGAAACTTCCGTCGGTAAGCGGGAACAGGAACGTAAATGCGCAGAAATCGTCTCCCTGTGAAAGGTCGGCGCCCATGGCACAGGGAAGTCCGTTGAAGTACTGCGGTCGATGCAGCAGAGTCTGCTGATACGTAAAGAATACGGTGTAGCCTTCGCACGGAATTCCGAATCGCTTTGCCAGGATGTCATTCTTCGCAGCAGGGGCGTTTTCCGCGCGTTCCACATCCAGCTGATATGTCTCATAGGATACGGTCTTTCCGAGATTCGGATTGGCTTTCATCCATTTGGACGGATCTCCGACTTCTTTCTCGTCGTCCAGCCGGTACCACCAGATCGAAACGTGCGGCTGCTGGTACTTCCCTTTCAGGATGTCCATCAGCTCCATTTTGATCGTGTCACCGGGTCCATTTCGGATCGTTCCTTCAGAACTGGTTGCAACAATCAGCCAGTCGTCAACTTTTGAAGCACCCTGCTCAATGGCTCCAACCACATCTTCTCGTACGACGCCGGATAGCCATTCGTCGACGGTTGCATACTTGCATCTGGCACCCTGGAGCTTATCGATTCGCATCGGCCTGCTTTCGATAATGGAGTTCGTCAGAAAGTTCTCAATGCCTTTTTTGGTAGAGGTCAGCTTCATGCGGTCGGCTTTGCTGCCAGTTGTATTCTGCAGAGAGCCCTCTGTCAGAAACTGAAACAGAGGCCCTCTTGCCCGGCTGATTGCAGTCTTCAGTGGAAGCGTTGTCTCTTCAGACTGTCGTACGGTTGGTGCAGTTACGATCTGGTCAGTGGTTGTAACATCACAAACCAGTCCGTAAGCCTGAATGCAGGTATCGTAAAGGCTCTTTGCCGCGCCACGTCCAACGATCAGGTATTGCTTGTTGATAAGCCGTTTCTTGATTCGTTTTGTAACGTAGCGTCCGCCATGGCCTCCGGGATAAGGTTCCCATACACTGCGCTCAATAAAGTAATACCATCCGAAAATCTGTTCGCCCCAGAGTTTGAAACTGTCCAGAAGTGTCAGATCTCCGCCGTCTGTCAGAGTCAGTTCATTTTCACAGAAACGAATCCATCGCTCTGTCGCTTCATCGTCGTACCAGATGTCCGGATCACGGATCAGTTTGTCGATCCGGTTCATTTCCATCGAGATCTCCTGACAGACGGGGATCTCATTACGTAGAACGGCGTCTCGAAATGCGCCGTAATACTTTGGTACGGCGGTATTCGATAACGCCATTTTGATTTACCTCATGTTCTTTTTGTGCTTAAAAATGACCGATTTTCCAGTCACGCGCGTAACTTGCATCTTCAAGCTGATGTCGCCCATTTTCCCAATAGTCTGACGGATCCGCCATGTACTTAGCGTACTCGGTTAGCAGCGACTTCTTGTCATTTCGCTCAAGGATCGCAGAGTTCTGAACGGCTTCCAGGAAGTTAATGTCCCAGCGGTCATTATCACGGGCGGTAGTCCAATAGCGCTCTTTAAGATCTTTCTCTTCGTCAGTCTTGGAACTGTTACGCATCTTCTTATATGCGTCATCAAGATCCTTATCAGAAGCACCGGACTTTCCATCTTTATAAGCTTTCAGCTCAGACTTGTCGTAGAAATATCTGGTATCGCCGGATGAGGTTTTGACTTTTTCAAGATACTCAGGATCTTTAGAAGCTTTTACTTTTTCGCATTCATCGGCGAAGTCCTTAAGCCCATAACCATATCGAATATCGAACAAAGCGCCTTGCTCTCGTTTATTAAGGTTTTTTTCCAGAGCATGCACTTCATCATAAGACATACCGTCGATCTTATTAATCAGCTCTTTCGCCTCTTTTGCGGTATGCCCCTGATTAATGTAATCTGCTACAGTGCCCATTCCTATAGTTTGGTCCTCGAACAGAAACCATTCGCGACGAGATTCGAGGTCCGCATCATCTCCGACATTCTCCCCGATATCCCACCCCATTTTTTCTAGAGCTTCAAGGCCTAGATCCGCAGCGTCGCGAAACCGTTTCTTTTCTTCTTCAGTTCCATCATAGAACTTATCAGACATTTCACCACTATCCGCAGGAAACAAATCTTTAAGGCCTTTCCGCACCGGATCATCAGCATCATTACGAATTTCGGTTGTTGCGCTAGCATCTGTCGCTTCTGAAGTACCATTATCTATTTTGGCTTTTAAGATCTCATCGCCTAGCGATTCTTTAAATTTTTCAAACTCGGCTTTCGCACGCTCCGATTTTGCGTGAAGTGAATTAATCTTCCGCATTTTTTTATCGTAAGCATAAATGCCTATATCGTTCCAGCGCATTGCTCGACTCGGAGTACGGGCAACTGCCTTTTTGTATTTGTCTTCTGCATCTTTGGCGCGCTGCTCTAATTTGCGGTATCGCGCTTTACCGGCTTCAGTAAGCGTGCCATCGTAATTCTGGAATCGCCTTTTCCCCCACTCCTGACCAAGGATGCCGTAATGGGCAAGATACTCATCATTCGGAAAGAGTTCAGTTCCGGTATATACGTAATTCATTTGTTCGCCCCTCCGATCGTCTGCAGAAATTCATCAAGCGAAATCAAACCGTCATTCGTATCGGCAATGTCAGAGTGTTCAAGTGCATCGTCATTTCCATAGATCGCATCAATGATTGCCATATACTTTCCGCGATCAGCTGAGCTCCAGTTCTTGGACTCAACGCGTTTCTCGATGAGATCGTCCATGTCTCGATGGAACTTAAGGCGTGCACGATCGTCAGCTTTGCTGTAAGCAGCTTTAGCCTTTGAAGCAAGATCGCTGCTGTCTTTATATGCCTTCAGCTCGTCCTTGTCGTAGAAATATCGATCGCCGATCTTCTCAATGTATTTGGTGTTCTCTTTCTTCTCCGTATCCTGCTTAAGTTTTTCATAGCCTTTCTTGGCTTTTTCACTCTGCGCATTGCTACTGGAAGACCGCTCTTTGTCTGCCATCTCTTTTTTCAGACTCGAGGCATCGGTATCTTTGGAAGTGTCTTGCTTGGCCTTTTTATCTGGCTTATTGCCGCTCTGCTTGTCAGTTGAATTTGTGCTTGTATCTTTTTTGCTCTCTTCGCTCTCAGCTTTGCTGCCATTGCCATTTTGATCATTCTTCTTGGCAGTGCTGGCATCGGTCGGGGTCTTTGGCTTGTAGGTATCCTTTCCAATAGTTCGCATCGGCTTCTTATTATCATTTGGATCCTTTGCTGCGATAAGGGAGTTATAAGTTTCCGCGCCAATGTTATAAAGCTTTTTCAGGCTGTCTGCACCTTTATAGACTGTGTCGAGGGTGTCGGCGACATCTTTTGCGGTCTTGACATACCGCATAATCTCATCACGCCGAAAGTCTTTAAGCTGTCGATCTATTACGATCTTATCCTGAACTTCTTTCATTTCATCCGGAGTCAGAATATCTCGTGCCGAATAGATCTGCAGCGGGTGTTCGCGATAATAATTCTTAAGCGCCTCTCTGGCAGCTTTTTCCTTGTCGGCTTCAAGCTCTTCCTGTTTCTGTCGCTCAGCCTCAGCAATAGCCTCTTTTGCAAGGCGCTCGGATTCTTTCTTTGCTTCTTCTTCCCGGCGTTTCTGCTCTTTGGCAGCGGCTTTTTCTGCAGCCGCTTTTGCACGATTCTCGGAATGTTGCTGAATCTTCTGCTTAATATTCGCTCGGATTCCGCTGAGCTGTTTTCCGTTTACCGTTACATTGACGCCGGATTTTTTTATGCTTCCGACTTCAGTTACATCTTTTCCGATACGAATATCGGTTTTTCCGTCTTTTTTCTCGGATTCGATTCCTCTTGCAGGGCCAACTCCATAATGTTCTCGCCCAAGAGGTGTCAGACTTCCATCGTAGTTCTGATAACGACGTATACCCCATCTGCCGCCTTTTACCTGATAGTGCGAAAGATAAGGCCCATCTGATCCAAACATCAGAATACGTTTTGCTTCATTGCCCTCGTGATGGGCCAGAAAATAGTTATTAGCGTACATTTAGTAGCCCTCACTTCCTGTAAATAAAAAGGAGAGCCTCAAAGAACTTCTCCAAGACTCTCCTCAATGTAATTTAGTCGCTCATACCGGCGGCACGAATCATCGAAATGTACTTCTTCAGTTCTTGCTTCTCATAATCAGAGGCTGCAACATCAAAGAGCTTTTCGAGATTGGATACTGCACGGTCACTAATGCTGTGACGACTGTAGCCGCGGCCACGATCAGAATACTCAGGGCCGTCGTAATACGGATCTACGCAGTAGCTGCGATTCATGAATTCCGAAGGATGCCCGGGATAACCGGAATAACCATCGGAATTGCTCTGATACCAGCCATGGACACCATAGTTCGGGTTTCCGTAACTACCGCGATGCATTCCATAATTGCGATCGGAGTAGACAGCCCTCTCAGGCATTCCGTAAGAAGTGATATGATACTGGCGGTAAGGTTCGCCGTGCATGGAATATCCACGCTCGGAATACTCGCCAGAACCTTTCTTCTCTTCCTCGGCCTCGCATTCCTCAATGCGGCAGCAGAGCTCATCATACAGATGGAATCCGTCAATAGCGGCTTTGGTTTCGGCAGGAGTGAGGTCATTTTTCTTCATGAGTTCGTCAAGACACTTCTCGACGGTTTTCTTCATGTTTTTCATGGATTCAGTTTTGAGTTCCATTTTGAATTTCCTCCTCACTTCTTCGCGAACACAATATTCGCAGCCTGGACCAGAATCGGTGTTGTTCCAGTGTTACGAATACTGAGTGTCTGGCAGCAGCTCTTCCAGATCGAAACGTTTGCTGCTCTGGAAACATTGAAGTACTGCTCCACGGCAGCCGGCGTGACTTCCATTTCGGTCCCTGCCAGAGTATTTCCATCAAGAGCAAACGCGACCGAAATCGGGCCGACAGTTTCCCCTTCAGGAATTGCAATGTTTGCACCGAAGTCTACCATGTAATTCACGGTAGCTGGTTTGCAGCAGCATCTCCGAATGTAAGAACCAGTATCGATTCCCTTCATCAGAAATGCGCCGCTGTCGTCACGGTGCAGAATATAACCCATCGGGCATGACTGTGCCGTATCGGTGAAGACGATGGCCTCACCGGGGTTGACCGTCTGAACGGCAACACTAGTCCATTCAGCCATCTCGGCACCTCCTTAACCCATGCAGCCGCAGCCTGTATTCTGAGGGCAGCAATTCGGATTCTGGACCATATACGCGGGGCGCGGAGTCGGCAGGACATACTGCTCAACTTCGTTTGCAAGAGCCCGCTGTCCGGCCAGAATCTGAGCAATCTCGTCCTTGGATTCCGCACGGCGATTGGCATCATTAAGCGCAGCCGTGAGATTCGCGATCTGCTGATCCTTACCTGCAAGCTCAAGCTGGCAGATCTTATCCATAACAGTCTGGATACCGGCATTCGTGGCGTTCACAATGGCCTGAGTGTTGGCATTGTTCGCCATGAGCATATTGGTCAGGCCTTCATTCAGAGCAGTGCGGTCAGCGCAGTTCTCGGTAGCCACCGTATACTTGAGGTCGGCAAGACCGGCGCGATTCTCGCAGCAGCAGCTCTGAAGACCTGCAGCCAAAGTGTTCATGCCCTGCATGGTAGCAGACTGATTGTTGTTCAGAGTCTGAAGTACATTTGCCTGCCCGTTGCAACGGGAAATTTCGGCATTCGCAAACCCGGTGTTCAGAGCTCCGGTGATTCCGTTCAGGGCGCCCATAATGGCCGACTGATCGAATCCGCGCTGAACATCCGTATTCTGCTGATTGCCCATCATAAACGGAAGCATGCCGCCCATTCCGCCGCCAAAGCCAAATCCGTTGCCCCAGCCATTATTGGCAAACAGAAGCAGGATGATCAGCCACCAGGCGCCATCACCGAAGAAACCGCCGTTTCCCCAGCCGCCGTTGCCACCGTACATAGGACTTACGGGCATTGTAAAATTGGCATTACCATTTTCAGAATAAGACATTGTCTCATTCCTCCTAAAAATGTATTTATTCAGATCCTCGCCGTACTGCAGATGGGTTCGGAGGTGAACATCGAATAAATAAAAAAACTGACCTAGCGTTTTCTGCCGGTCAGTCGATCTGCAATACTTGCAAACTGATTGAATTGTTCCTGTGTCATTTCCCCATTTTGAATTTTCTGCCGAACAATCTGCTCAGGACTCATTCCAGTAGGAGCAATCTGTCTTGCAAGATTCTGCAGTGCAGTATTCAAGTCGAAGTTCGGTCCAAAACCCTGCTGCTGATTCTGCTGATGAGAATTAAAGAACGGATTCATTACTTTATCCTCCTTTAGCCATTCAGAAGCTGCTCGAGCTTTCCGTTCATTCCGTCAACTGTATGAGTAAGTTTCTCAACGAGCTCATAGAGCTGCTTGTGCTCGTCTTTTGTAACGAACTGAGCTTCCGGGCCAAATGGAACTTCCTCAACCGTATAGTGAAGTGCATGAACAGGATTCTTAATATTGCCATTTGCATCCGTCTCACGACGATAAATAATCGGATTGTTATTGTCCTGAAAATACATCTCTTCATTAGGCGATGTTGGATGCGCTAGAACTTCTTCAATGCCGTTGACCCATACAATATTACATTTGGGTCCTGCCGCTGCATTCAAAACCGGATTTGTACCAGGATTCTGAATGGTACTGCTTAAACCGGAAGATGGCACCGGTGTAGGAAGAACCGGATGTGGAAATGCTCCCGTGTTTGTTCCGATTACTGGTGTTGGGTTAACTCCGAAATTGCTCATTTATTGATCTCCTTTCGTCCAATAGTACGATGGCATTTCGTTTCCGGAATCCCACGTATCATAGTAGTCACCGCCCTCCACGGTAACGACATGCTGATCTAGTACTAATAAATAACAGCCATCCGGATGATCATGACAAAAGTCCTTCACCGTGTATCGTCCGAGATAGCTGTCTGGTACAAATTTTCTTATGTAACCGAGTCTTGCCAGGTACGCGCCCCAGGTTGCATTTCCGGAAGGCATGTCTTTTGCCAGAAACCCCTGAAATGACGTGGCGGCATACACATGATCCCAATCCTGATTTGTAAGTTTACAGATTGCACGTATGGTACAATCACCGACAAATCGTCCTTTCGGATTTGGGTTATAGAATTGAAAAGCCATTTTGAATTCTCATCAGCCTTTCATTTTTGCGGACGAGTATCAGTACCCATGTTTCGCAGTTTCCATGAGAAGCCATTCAAGCTTCTGTATCTGTTCCTTATATGCAGTAAGAACAGTTGCACTTGCAGGTGGATCGAATATTACCTTTACAAACAAATAGACAAACTGCTTTACGTCCTCTTGATACCCGTCATCAATGAAGTCGGACCAGACTTCGTCCTCGCCAGTTACACGAAATGGCATTTCCGGGCCGACACCAAGCTGACAGAGTCTTGAAAATGCAGAATTAATGTGTATGATCAAATCCGTGTCAAAGTACTCATAGTCTTCACTCGGTCCGATCATTCGTCTAATCGTTCTAAGAATAGATGTTTCTACAGCCATTTCTATAGCCTCCATGGACAAGTATCATACAGCGTTCTTTCGATCGGTTCTTCAAGACCGAGGAGCGATATGTCGCCAAAGTGTATCGCCTGGTGTGTTGTGAACGAAGCGCAGACGACTAATTCAGGATCCATTAAAACGTCGGAAAGATTAGTGACGTCTTCGAGCTCTATTGGATTCATATGATGTATGTATATCTTTTCTCCCGGCTCAAAGGGGCGTTCACTACATGCCAGATCGAATCCTCCGTCCCTGATGATGATCTCGCGTCTGAAGTTTCGCCATTCCGTTGATGTATAAAACTTCTGATTTAGCCAGCGCTCTTTTCCGAACGTTTCATGGCCAACTGTTCCACCGATGCGCAAATATTCGTAACGTTCCTTAAACGTAGGAAGCTTAATGAGTTCAGTATAGGTACGGATCTTCATACTCTTCCTCCGTAGGAATCGTGTAAGAACGCATTGCAGCAATCGCCTTACGATATAGGTTTTCTCTCGTCTTTTCCGAGTCAATAGCTTCTGTTTTCGCTCGAAGTAGTTCGTTTTCCTTCTGAAGTTTCTCCATTTCCTCGCGTTGTTTTATTGATCCCGCCTTTAAGAAATGGACGTATTCTGCAGATGACGCTGTGCCGTTTCGTATTCGTTCTTCTACAGCATCATATACAAGTGCAATTAGTTGATTCTCGCGTTCTTCGGGCGATCCTGCTGGCGGAAATCGAATATCTGAAAAATTGTCTACAACTTCTTTTTTCTTAGATGCCACGCAGCAGTTCACCTCCATTCTTTGCTACGTATGTGCCTTGATGCCTTTTAGGTGTGTATGGATGGTGAAGGAAATGTGGAGGGATGACAGGAGATCAGGGAACCACAAGTCAGAGAGCTTGAAAGGAGAATCCCGGCATTTGGCCAGATCGTTCTATAAAGGAGGATAGAACACACGAAGAATCCATACACACGTAAAAAACATCAAAACCAAATATCAAATTGTCCCTCCGGGGCAAATTTTAGG